GGATTACTCGTCTATTGCAACACTGGGCAAAGGGCCAGATTTGCAGCAGAGAAATTAGAAGGTCTTGGGTTCAAGGATGTGTATTACATCGCTGGACTTTACACGAGCTTACTTTAGTTTTTAAATATTAGAATAAGCAACATATCTCTCCTTTTTAAGGACCTCAATTGGAAGTGCCTCAACCACCTTAACATCTGCCACCGCCACAGGATTCTCTTGTGCTTCTATAATAGCATTGGTTAACACGTCAGCTGAGCTGAGGGAAACTTCCTCTCCCATTGGAACCTGATCTTCCTCTGCTTCTGCAATAGCAGCGGTTACCACGTCAGCTGAGCTGAGGGAAAATTCCTCTTCCATTGTTTCAGGGGTGGGACCGGGGGTGGGACCAGGGGTGGGACCGGGGGTGGGACCGGGGGTGGACATATTTTTCTTAACAAAGATGTAATTAAAATTTGTCGCTACGACGAGAACGATTATAAACATCAAAGCCATCACAAGTCTATATTCGATACCTTTCATTATATAGTAGTACAAGAATTTTTTAATCGATTTAGTCTGTCGATTTCACGATTCATAAAAATCGTGAGTTGAGTAACATTACCTTCAAGTGTAACACGTCCGTGTTGCTTCAAGGATGTGACATTTTCAATTCGTGTCATGTCGACCCATGACATTTTTGACACTGGTGTCTTACTATGATGTATAGTCAAGACAGATGCATCCCTTTTCACATCTTTTGGGAGTTGGTCACCGTCGTAACACACTACAACGTGAGCGCCTGTGTATCCACTCGCGTGCATCCACCAAGACTTTGGGTCACTCGAGTTTGTAAGCGCATCATTCTCTTTCGCAGATTGTCCAACTCGTATGATGACACCATCTTGTGAGGTATATTCGAGCATTATTTTTTCCTCGCTACAAATACTATGCACGTAGTTCTTAAGCCCAGTCCAGCTGTGAGCCATAAGTATCGTGTGATTCTCCCCAGTAAAAGAACTATAGACTTTGGTCAAACCGGGGTTCAATATTTCCCCGACCATCGTAATCCCCGTCTTATGCGCGCACAACTTCTTAGGAAAGGGGCCATCATTCCTAAGGAGCTGCGAATAGAGAGAGATCAGTATGAGATACAAATGGGAATGTTGAAAATTAAAGAAAGTACAGAAGAAGATTGGGAAGATTTCTTCCGGGCCGAATACTGGGAGAGATGGATATTACATACTTACCCTAATGTGGATAAGGCTAAATTGTATATGACTATGAGTCAAGGTATACTTTTTATGCCTACACCAGAAGATTTATGGTTTTCTAATTGCCGGTAGACCCAAAGCCATCAGAGCCACGTTCAGTGTCCTCGACAATACTAATTTCTTCAATTGGGGGAGTCTCACAACGCTCTAGAATGAGCTGCGCAATACGATCACCCTTCTTGATTTCAAAGTCCTTCAATCCATGATTAAATAGAATGACTTTAATTTCACCGGTATAATCTGGATCAATCACACCCGCACCAATATTGATACAGTGCTTTGCGGCTAACCCCGAGCGGGGAGCTACACGACCGTATACCCCTGGTGGAAGAACCACTGTAATACCAGTTCCTACCATTGCTCTTCCACACTGGTTAGGAACCATGGCATCCTCGGAGCTATATAAATCATATCCCACAGAACGATCAGAGCCACGAGTAGGCACAATAGCATCGAAACAAAGCTTCTTGACCCCGAGGGACATCTACTTGTATCATGGCTCAAATCCTTAAGCCGATGGTTGACAAAATCGAGGCGAAATACCTTTTCTAATCCGTTCTTTATATACGAATGTAAGTATATATGTTGCCATACACCTCAACATTCTATTATGATATGAGATTATTCTTCGAAAAGGTGAGTGCACATACCCCACAACTGAAAATATTTATGAAATACTGACACCCAAGGATATGTAATTTGGCGTACACACTTTCACGTGCATACAAGTATGACAAATACAATGTCATACATGACTCATAACCCACACGGATCATTAAATTTGATGCATGATACATCTTATTTATTTTGGGGTATATGAAACTCGTTCTAGGTGTAAGTCTTCGAATAGTGAGTAAAGATGTATCAATCTCAACTAGACCTACACGACTAATAATAAAAGCTTCATCGGGGTGCATGAGAGGTCGGATAAGAGCTAAGAGGCACACTAAATGATGAAGTATTATCAACTTTCTAAATGTATGTACAATTCTCGGCTGGAGTAATATCCATACGAGATCATAAGACATGTATGTCGTAAGGGCGTGCGTCAAAAACAATGGATATATAGTGTATCCAAATACCGTCTCAGCAATACATAATACAGAAAAAGGTGCGAGAAATGTTAATGATGCCACATCATGAATAAGAATGGAACGGTCCTTATTCATACTGTGATTAGATTATATTCTTTTTTCTGTTAATCTTATGAGATAATAAATGGTAAATCGTTTTTTTTTCTCATCTCCTTTTCTTGTCGTCGACGAGACATTGAAATTTCTCTTATAGGTCTTACCATTAATGCATTTGTTGCAATATATTTAACACCCTTTTCAAGAGTTTTACCACGATGAAAGTAAGTCCAGGTTGAGGGAAAAAATATGATTTTCCCTGCTTTTGGTTGTACAGTTTTCCCACAACTAAATTCGGTAGTTCCACCAGAATCTTTTTCAACATTATTCAAGTAAATTATATAAGTAAACATTTTCCAATTAGGGGGGGCTGATTCATCATGATGCCAATGATAGAACTGACCAGGTTCAGTTCTTTGAATTTGTGGAGGATGTATATAAGTCTTCATTAGAGCTTCAGTTATATCTTTCTTCACTCTGTCGTCAACATCCATTTTTAATATGAAGTTCTCGTATTTTTTCATAGCTTTTCGTATCATATCATTAAAATATTTTTCTTCCTCTACCCATTCAGGTTCATCGTGTATTCTCATATCCGTACTCTTTTTAATAGGATTATCAAATCTGATAGAAGTCGTTCCCTTAAATTTTAAATCACTCTTTTCAAACTTATCTATAACACGATTACAAAAATCAACTGGGAATACGTCATCACATTCGTATATGAGTTCCATATGTTATTATATGTATATATTCCTTAATTATGTAAATTTTTAAACATGGGTCTCATATTTAAAAATGCACTCAAAGGGTTTCGAACCCCTGACCTCAAGCTTACTAAGCTTGCGCTCTACCACTGAGCTATGAATGCGTGTCACCTCCCACGCTGATTAGTATACACATCAAATCTTTAAGCATTTGGGTTTTGCTTCAAATGCTATCTTTTCCTCGAGTTCTTTACGCTGTTTCATCTTCTTGATATCAGCACCTTGACAATCATGCTTGGCCAACTGAATACAACTCGGACAAAAACTTCCTTCACAATATTTACAATCGATTGGAACCCCACACTTCTTCCTACAACGTTGGCAGGGCATACTTTACTATTACAATTTATTTTTAAGTTTCTCAATATGTAATCTTCGCACAACACTCGGGTTTCTGTAAAATAAAGCTTCACCGGATAGTTCTTCGGGTGCAATCCATGTAAATTCAAACTCACTGGGTAAGTTGAGTAATTGTTTCATTGCCGATTTCCCAGGGTCTCGAATATCCTTGTAATATTTAATACCTCTCTTGTGCGCCTCACGCTTCTTCTTGTTACAAGATTGACATAGGGGTTGAAAATCTGTTATTTTGAGATCGGATAAGGCAATTGTATAATCATCATTCACATGATCACATTCAATTCTCCGATCTTCGTCACAAATGACACATCTCGCTCCAGGTTGACAAATTACAGAACGTATCTCTTCAGGAATGGTTCGTGAAATCGTCTGAAAACGTCCCCAGACATATAAACCCAAAACGTGCCCATGCTTTGGGCGTGGTAAAATGGATTTATCAGATTTGCGAGTGTTGTACTTTTCCTCATCCTCACTGGTCGTATTCCGATGAATGGGATCGCGGTTGGTCGTATACACAACCGTTATTCTAAATAATTTTTCAAAATGTGATCGCCAAGCACCACCATTATTCGTCACATCGAACATTTTCATCTCAATGAGACGGTTCGTGTGAATAAATGGTTGGGTGAAGACTTTAGTCTCGATTAAAATTTTACTTACATTCATATTCCTCATTTGGTCTCTAAATTCATTTCACTTAAGTTCTTAAAGTACTTTTCATCAAGTTCTGAGCCAATAAATTTTCGACCACTTTCCTTACAAGCAACTGCGGTTGTTCCACCACCCAAAAATGTATCGACAACGACATCACCTTCATTGGAGTGCTTCTTAATGAGTTCTACAAACAATTTGATACTCTTTTGAGTAGGATGAAACCTCTTTTTACCCCCTTGGATTGGAAATTCATATATACCCTTGTCATACTCACTATTGAATGTGGGTTTTCCCTTTTTCACTCCCAGAAGTGCAATCTCCCTAGAATTTGTGAGATAGTTCACTCGTGAGTTGATGGGTTGTGGATTTGTCTTAATCCATTCGATGAAACGTAACTGTTTAAACTTATACTTTCCCATGAGCTCTTTGAGATGTGACAACTTCCAAAGATCAAAGAAAATGATACATGTTCCACCATCCCTCAACTTTGTGTAATACAATTTCACAAATTCCTCAAGTGTTTCCATTGTAAACTTTTCGTCCCACTCCCCGTAATTTGTTTTAACACTATATTTCGTTCCATATATAGTTCCATATTTCAAGAAATTTTCCTTCGCATTCGCTGTTGTTTTAGCAGCTTCATTCTCTTTGACGTAAAGATTCCATTCTTCCTCAGTCTTTGTTAAGTTCTTACCAGATTCGATTGCGTCATGAAGAGTATTCATACCCGTCTCATGAGATATGATATACGGTGGATCCGTCAATATCAGATCGATTGACCCATCATCTAGACTTTTTAAAAGATCTCGTCCATCACAATGGCGAATATCCATATCTCTGTATAAGACTTCTACTGTTTAAGTTGGATAAAGCCTTTTTTGTATATACCAACAATGACTACGATCGCCTTTGCTAAACCAATTCACACCGAGTACACTCGCCTCAAAAAGACCTTAAAGCGGTCTACGGCTGGTTATGGCTCAGTTCTTAGTGCATCCTATTTCATCACCCAGGGTGCTGACCAAGGTGTTTCTGCAACTTTAGGAGCTATGACATCTTACGCATATATTACACTTCTCTCCGACAGGGTGGATAAGTTTGAAGATACAGCAATTCAGAAGGAGTTCTTGGCACCTTTGGGTGCCGCTGCTTTTGAAGTGTCGTGGAATCACGCACCTTTTGCATTTGATTTTGATTATGGGGCAACTTTTATAGGGTTTCTTGCCTACAAATTCGCACTCTCTACAGTTCTATATGAAACTGTTAGGGAGATGATGATTAGGGACAGTGAAACCTTCTACGACACCGAAGAAAAGGTCTACAACGACCTATCTAATTGGAATCTTACTGTAGACGAACCAAACGAGCGGTGTGATGATTGATATTTTAATATAAAGCTTTATAAAGTTGATAGTTTATGAGTTCATCTAATAAGATAACTGTATTTGATTACTTTAATGATACTTCACAGTGGAAAAATGAATATTTTCATCCAGAGTTTAATACATTTTTAGATACCGACACTTTAAGACATGAAAAATTGTTTGAAGGTACTTTTCAATTTCCTTTATTTTCTAACCAATTTTGTGAAGAATTGATAGATGTATGTAAGGGTGTAAATATTTGGTCTACGGGTAAAAATCAGGATAAAAGAGTAGAAGGGGGGTACGAAAATTTTCCTACCGTTGATGTCCATCTTAATCATATTGCATTGGAAGATATTTGGAATGATATTGTAACAAGGTATATTTCATTGGTTGCATCTAAATTATTTCCTGGTCAAAAAACTAAAGGTACAAATATTAATTTTGTAGTAAAATACAGTATGGGTAATCAGGAATTTTTAAAACCTCATCACGATTTCAGTGAATACACATTAAATATTGCTCTTAATCAACACGATAAAGATTTTACTGGTGGGGGCTGTCGTTTTATTGCACAAAATTATAGTCTTACAAATACACCCGTCGGATTTTGTAATATACATCCTGGAAGACGACTTACACACTATCATGAGGGTATTCCAATAACTTCGGGTACTAGATTTATTTTAGTGTCATTTGTCGAATAATTCAACGCAGACGAGCCAATTCACGAGCCACACGAACAACGCGACGGGGGGAATGCTGATTGAGAACCATGCGTTGAAGCTTATTGCGGTTCTCATATGAGAGACCCTTCATCGCACCAATACGTTTATTGGCTTCCTCCTTGGAAATAGGCATAGCCTTCTTTGAAGGTTTGGGCATGGGCATCACAGCCACAACAACCTTGCGTGTAGGGGTTACGACCCGTTTGGTAACCATAGTTTTCAAGAAGTTGGTGGCAACCTTCCTGTCGAACACCTTCTTCTCGGCACGCTTCTTAGCCGCCACCTGCTTCTTGGCAGCCTCGGGGTACAACTTTGCTAGGGGAACATTGTTCAAGTTATTCTTTATCTGGTTCATACCATCGTTGCTAGCCTTGGCCTTGGCCTTGATGGAACCACATAACTGCTTGACAGTTTTCTTTCCAGCGTTGGGAACACCGTAATTTTTCGCAACCTTCACCACATCTTCCTTCTTGTGGAGACGGCACTTACGCTTACCGAGCTTGAGATCACCCGCCTTGTCCACAGATACGAGTACTGGAGTCATTTTTTTAATATACACGGAGAAAAAAAAGTTTAAAGGAGAGTTAGTACTTCTTTATATATGAACTGGTGTTTCAGTAAGAGAGCTTTGTCAAGTGTCGACGATTCTATCCCAGTTTTCAGTCTAGATAATTATAAAGGGTATGCTAAAATAACGAGTGTGTATGACGGTGACACATTTAATGCAGTTATCATGAAGCATGGTCGTCCCCTTAAATTTAGATTTCGCACACTTGGGTACGATTCGGCCGAGATGAAACCCAGTCTCGCCATGCAAGAACGAAATGAGCATATTTACTTAGCTAAACTTGCGCGAGACATGTTTAAACAAGAATGTGGTTTCGATGATCGTGTGGTCCCCCAATTATGGAACCCATTCATGTGTAGAAATAAAGTAAATGGTTGGGTGTGGATACAATGTTACAAAAATGATAAATACGGTCGTCCCCTTGTAAGTGTATATCGTAATAGGGGGGATAAACTATCCGTTAATCAGAAAATGATAGCATCGGGGATTGTAAACGTTTATAATGGTAAAACAAAAGCAGTGTTCAGGTAAAAAAATGTAATATCTTATTAATAAATGATTCGTGTAGGTCTATTGGTGTATGTATATTTACTCTCTCAACTCAGACATAGACCAAAAAAGGAGGTCAAAAGATTGACAACATGGATTTAGTTAACTTTCCCAGTCTGAAGGAATTGGTCGATTTTATTGGCGATAGACTTACCAACACCCACGACTTTGTTGGGACCTTTCGAGAGTTCCTCACCACTCGTCACTTCAAATGGGAGTTTCTTGATCTCATATGCCGCACGAACATAAGCATTGTGTTTGAACTTGGCATCATAAGAGTCATCAGCGAGGCAGTAGAGCATTTCAGCAATCTCTTCATTGGTTGAGGTGGGCTTTTTGAGGTATTCATCAATCTTCTTAGCAATAGACTTTCCAACACCAGGAACCTTGTTGGGACCTTGGGAAATTGCCTTACCACTCGTGATCTTGTAAGGAAGTTCATAAACCGAATTGGCTGCACGGCGGTAAGCCTTACACTTGAACTTATCATCAGTCTTATCCGCGAGATTGTGAAGCATATCACATAGGTCAGCATTGAAAGACGCAAAGAACTCTTCACCGTCAGACTCTTCGTCGTCAGACTCTTCGTCGTCAGAAAAATTGATTACGTCTTCCGATACAAAGAAGGCTTCTTCGGTGGACGCAATAGACTCAGACTCGTCACCATTTGATGCGATAGACTCAGACTCAGAGCATTCAGACTCTTCATAGTCTGAGTCTTGTTCTTCAAGGTATTCGTTAACCTTGGCAGCAATACCCTTACCAATACCCGAAATGTCGAGCAAGCTCTCGCCAGATTTGACCTCATAGGAGAGGTTGGTAATAGTATCTGCAGCCTTTTGGTAAGTCATTGTCTTATAGATGTCAGAAGTCATCTCACCAAGTTCGAGAAGACGATCAATGAGACCCTGGTTCACAGACTTATGTAAAACGCGAGCAGTCGTTTCGGTGTAGGACCTATTCTTGTACTTGAGATCATTAAGCTCGTTGAGGGCATTGACCTTCTCTTCGTTGGCCTCCTTAAAAAGCTTCTTGAGATGCTCAATCTTGGTTCGAGACTCATCAGCTTCATTGAGAGTGGTGGAGACCCTTTGAATTTCAGATTCAAGGAGATCCTTCTTGAGATCAAAGTTCTCCTTCTCGAGCTTGAGGATGTAGTCGGTGATGGATCGGGAGTTCATGTTGGAAGACATTGTTTGTTTTGTTTAATGGAAAGTTGGAGGTCGCACCCACACTTAGGTGTTTAAAGATGAAAATCTTTGATTATAAAAATGGCTTCTCTTGCTTCATCTATTCACGTTCAAAAGACGCCCACCAAATTTCTTCAAAAAAGAATGAGGTCTAATAGACGCATCGCGCGACCCGTTCGTGTACAAGCTGCACTTCCCAACCCCGACATCGTAAACTACGCACAACTCCAACTCGTTACGTGGGTTTTACCGATGACAATTGCAGGTCGTTTGCTCAAGGTGAACTACCCCGATATCGTAATTGGTCTCACTGTCATGACTGTGGCAAAATTGGGTCTCGCAGCCAATGGTATCATTAATTATTAAAATATTATGTAATTATAGATGAAAATTATAACAATATTATTGACATTCATCGGTCTATACATATTGGCATTTTCTATATTACCTAAACAGGATAAGTTATTTTTTATATACTCTATCAAAAATTTCGAATATCTTCTATGGCTTTCTAAGTTAAATTTCCAACTGTTTGTACCAGGTATTCATCTTAAATATCAACTTGGTTCTTTAGGATTTATCATATTATACCCCTTCGTCGCATTGTTCGATCGTAAATGGAAAGAACATTACGGATTTACAGGTGAATTGTATGAATTTCCATTCATATTAGAACGCGATCGTATTAATAATTACAAAGTAAGTAAAAATGTACAAAGTAAATATTATTGGTACGAAACATTTACAAAATATGGTATATCGACACCAAAAGTGTATTATTATAATGACAAACGTATCAATGAAGTTGATGTTCAAAAATCAATTTTTATTAAGAAACCTGAATACGGAGGTGAAGGAGCGGGTATAGAAAAAGTTTCATTGGAGGAATATGAAAACACTCATTATAAATATAAAGTAATTCTTCAAGAATATTTAGAAGACTGTCATTCTAAGGCAGCCCGTGGTGTACGTGTTTTTACATATTGTGAAAATAAAAAAGCTAGAAATTACTACATTTGGTTTGATACACAAACGACCAACGACTTTAGAACTCAAGCTCATCACAAAACAGTTCGAGTATTTTGTGACTTGGAAAATTGTAAGGAATTATCTAGAAAAGAAAATCAATACATACGTAATTTAACAACAAAACTTCGCAAACTTCATGAAGAAGAATTCGATATTATTCCTATCATGTCTTGGGATATGATATTAACGTGTGATGACGCGTATGTATTCGAAGGGAATATGTGTCCCACGAAAACAAGAAGTAAAGATGAGGAATTACTTGAAATGTTTAAAAAGGATTTACATAAACAGATTGAACATATGTAAAATAATCTATGTCTCTACTAAGATGCTAACAAGACTTATAACTATCCGACCAAGTGTACGTGTACACGCTAAGAAAGATGATTTCATAGCCCCTGCAGATGCACCAGGTGAGGGGAAGAGGCGGTTTCCAACTTCGGACGAGTTGGGACCATGTGAAGACCCACCTAAAAAGAAACCCATGGAAAAGGAGGTGAACCCCATTAAGAAGTTTCTCATGGATGTTTTCAAAATCAAGGAGATCGATTATGAAAAATTCAATAAGGAAAATATGTGGGCGATTCGACCAGATGAAGATAAAGAATAAGATACCTATATACTAAATGCCCCTCGCACTCACTTTCATCATTCCTCAACCTATGCGTAGTGTCAGAACCCATGTATTCACTGACCCCGCACAGTATGATGTAGAAATCAATACAGCCCGTGGATTTAAGTTTCCCACAGCAGCTAAAACTAAAAGCAAGTCTAAACAAATGAATCACACCATTCGTGTTGAGAATGGTGTCACTTATGACCCGGACCAATTTGATGTCGAAGAAAATGTTGAGAGGCACCTAATGTGGAAAGATGGTAAATCTAATTGGTAATCACCTCAAGTTTGAAATTTTTACCGAATCCACTTATACGAATCTTCCCCTCATCCACAAGACGCTTAATCTTGCGACCAACCTCTAGGTTGTCGTCGTACGCCTGGTTGTGTTCTGGAGCAGCTGGTAAACCTGGTATGAACATGTTAAATGCCACCATTTTCTGAGCCATCGAGAGTTCTTTATCTTGGAGTATACCTAAAAGGTTTTTGGGAAGCTTGGAAAGATCCATTTTAGACAGACTTGAAAGATCCATTTTAAATTGTCATAGCTTGTGTTCTTTAACCACCTAGGTGAAGTCGATTCCCCGAATATTTTCAAGTAATAAAAATGTCTTTCACTTTCGATGATCAACCCGTGTACAAGATTGGTGACGCTTTCACCATGAGGAACATCCTAAACATCGTCGATAAGATGAATGCTGCCATGCCCCACCACGAGTTCGAACCCGAACCTATTTATGAAGGTGGTATTCGCGTAAAACAAGATGGAGGGGGATTCAAAACATTTCGTCTCAATTTTAACAACTGGCCATATTTTGGTCGCCACGGTGTGAAAACGGAGGATCTCGACACAAAACTAGTTGCCTACGACTTTACTGGTAAGGGAAAAATGTATACCAATTTCAGAACTTTGTATGGGGCACCCGAATGGACGAAAGATGAAGTTAAATGTGTCGATAGAATTGTCCATGAAGAGGGGATGAAGAGAGTTAGGGCTTAGAATTAGTTATTAATACATACGCCGGAACAGAACCCTTTGGTGGTTTCTTACAGAAAATCTTACAATCACAACAATCCCTTACAGACACGAGTTGCTTTTTAGTCGCGTAACATCGTGTCGGTAACATAATATCTTTGGAGAGGTAACGTGCTATCTGGTCAATGAGTATCATCATACTTATTGACTATATATTAGTTTAAGGATTTTAGATATAGTATAAATATGGCATTTACACCGTTGTCTATAGCCGCCCAATTCGGTAATATACAAGAGGTAATGGCGTTGATCGAGGCGGGTGCTGACATCAACGCGGGTAATCATCTTGGATGGACCCCACTCTCCATGGCAGCTGGAAATGGTCATGATGAGGTAGTGAAGGCTCTGCTCGCGGTGAATGTGGATATTGATAAGGTTGATGATATCGGTTGGACACCGTTATTAAAAGCTACTGAACACGGTCACGAGACAACGGTGCGGATACTGATCGATGCAGGTACCAATGTCAATCACGTGTCGCATAGTGGTATGACACCATTATTTAACGCAAAGTTGAAGGGTTGGGATACGATACTACAGATGCTACTCGAAGCGAGTGCGGTAAAATCCCAGACTGAACAGTAGAATTAAAATTATAAATTAATACTAATGCCCATTGTAGCCATTATTCCGATTGCGTTTTTGGCGTTCACGTCTTCGTATTGGATTTGCGTATGTGCGAACGCACGTGATGACGTTGATCTGAGAAAATGTACTCTCGTCCCGGGATAAAGAGTAGCTACTATTAAACAGTAATGTCTACTCGAGAACATTTGGTAAATTTTATTCAAGATACTTTGTCTTTATGTAATCATGATTCTTTTCGTGGGGGTGTTCAATATGAAAAAGGTGAAAACCTCATAACACCCAGAGATGAAGTTCATTGGATTATTCGTGATGAAATTGTTCGGATGGATACAAAGAATGAAACCCCAATAACAGAATGGAGATTTAAGACACGTTCATATGACAGTAAAAATGTGGGAAAAGGGGATACATTAACAGCTTTTGTATATGACCTTGAAAAAAACCCCGAAATGAAACGTCATATGGAAATTGATAATGTTGATCGATTTCTCTGCGGATTAAATAATAGATATTATGTTCGAGTATAAATCATCGTAAATCCTGATCAGCCGTGTAGTACGTCTTCCCCTTAGTGGCGAAGCTGTGCACCCTAGCATACCCCCACGCTTGTGGAGAAGCACCCGGACGATGCCCGGTTCTCCACGCAGCGAGTCCCCTATTGTAGATGGTCTTCACAGTCTTTAGAGGAATCTTAGTAGCCTTAGCAATTTCGGGTAGGGACCTAACCTCTGGTCCGTACATCTTCCTAAATTTCTGGGTGTAGGAGGAGGTTTTAGTCTTTTGTCCTTCGTCTGTTTTGAATCCCCTGTAGTCCTTCTTGAGCATCTTTTTATACCGTGTCTCAACCCCCGTGAGAGTATCGATTCCCCTGAAATATTTGAGGGGTGCATAGATCTTACCCTGAGTTTTACGCAGTTGCCCAACCTTCTTGGTAATTTCAGCATCGGTGAGAGGCATCTTACCTTTTACTGAGAAATTCTAAATGTACCTTCAAATGATTCGGTACCAATAATTTCATCCTCTCGATAATGTGTAAGATTTAAACCATTTCCTAGCAAACATTGGCGTCACATCTCCACCAAAAAGAGTACAAGTGTCTCCAGACTTTGTCTGAATACCCCCACAGGACGTATTATCGATACATAATTGTTTACATTTTGCTAGATCTCCTTTGCCACCACCGCCACCATTACCTAAAGAAGTTCCCATAAACTTCATACCAGGAAACTCTTCCCATTCAGCTTTACCAGAGGTATTAGCTGGCCCATTCCAGTTGACTGAACAAGAACCGGAGCCACAATCTTGGTATAAAGCTTTTGGACTGGGGCACGCCTTTCCACCATCTTTTGGCCACTTCGTGGTTGTCCAGGTATTGGTTTTCCTACCTCCTGCGCATTTTGTAGAACATTCGCCATATCCCGACCAACTTCCTTCACAGTCTACCGGGTTCGAACCGATAACTTTTTTTTCGGTTTTCCATGTTGTGGTACTAAGACCACCGCCCTTGTGTTCCGCGATCGACCCGTCTTCGTTTTGTTCTATTGTTCCGGCGGGTTTAAATAGGCTGCGGTCACCGCCCTCCTCCTCCTCCTCCTCTGCTCCACCATCACCCATGGTGTCCATCTCACCCTCTCCTATGGTGCCCTCCTCTTCCTCTTCCTCTTCCTCTTCCTCTTCGTCAGCATCCTGATCATCTGTTTTTTGTTGACTCATCACAACAAATATAACGATCCCAATAATGAGTATACATACCATCATCACCAAGGGGATGACCACTTGTGGGTTCATCTTATACCCTTTAGTATGATTATTTTATTTGTGCAGACACCGCCTTCCCCGTTCCCACTTATGGTGCAGACACACTTACTGACGGCAAGGGGGCTTTGCGCTTCTTTGCTGGTAAATCAATCACAACCTTTGGTTTTGGTTTTCCAGTCATTTTGTAAAGCACCATCGTTATTAAAAGATATTGTCCAACTGGCATCATGAAATTACTGAGCCCACCACCTTTTGACGCTGTTGTTTCTTCAAGGTTAGGAGTAACCACTTTCCATTCCTGACCCACTTTCCTCATAAGCTTGTTATCTTTCGACAGCTTATTTCTTTTTAAAAACGTTTCCTTTTCTTCCAGCATTTCATCAATGAGTGGAAGTTTACCAGCATACAAATCATCAACAAATTGTTGAATAAAATTATTTCCATCTTTGTCAGTGATAGCGACAACGCGACCATCAACAACTTTTTCACTATACAGACAATCAAAGCCTCCCCCGGGACATTCCTTATTCTTATCCCAGAACTCGGCACTGTTTAATCTAGTTGAATCCCGATCATACACATATACAGGATACTCTGAGAAGGACATTGGAACTTGCTCTGCTGAGGGCATACTTATGTAAGTCTCCTTACCACCAATTACAATAGTTTCTTCCTCCTGCGATGTGGTTTCTTCCTCCTCAGATGTGGATACATTTTTCGGTCTCATCATAAAAAAAACTGCGACCATTCCGAATACAATCAATAACAAAACCAAAACTGTGATAACAGCGGCGTTCATTATTACCTTTTACTGAGATATTTTATTGCCACTTTTATATCGGGAAATAGGCGGTTCCCCAATTTCACACGTCCTGAGTTAGGATTGTAGTACCCACTGTACCCCTCGAATGTGCAAGTGTGGAATTGACCCATATAAAAAATACAACATTATTTTAATAAGTCAGGATGGGTCTCTCAATTATCATGGGGAACATGTTTTCAGGTAAGACGTCTGAACTTATTCGAAGGTTGAAGCGACTCAAAGTTCTGGGGAAGCGGATTGTTGTTGTGAATTCTGCAAAAGACATACGATCCCCCGATGATGTCCTCAAGACCCATGATAACGTGAAGTTTGATTGTCATAAAGTATTTAACTTGTACGAACTCTTAGGGAAGTGTGATTTTGAGGATTCTGATGTTGTCGCGATCGATGAAGCACAGTTTTATCCGGACCTTAAAAGGTTTATCACGACTTGTCTAGATATGGGGAAGGATGTCATCATCGCAGGTCTCGATGGTGATGCGTTTCAAAGGAAATGGGGAGAACTTCTCGAGTGTATCCCAATTGCCAGTGAAGTTACAAAGTTGTCAGCATTATGTATGTATTGTCGACAAGAGACCCCTGGTCCATTCACAAAACGTATAGTGAAAAATACAGAACTCGAACTCATCGGTGGGAGTGATATGTATGTTGCTGTATGTCAGAAACATCTATGAACATCCAAAATCAAAACAACTCGCCTACCGTCATCTGTCTTCGCGAGTTCATGATATCGTGCGTGATCAAAGAGGATATCTTCACCCTCTCTGTGTACGTGGGGTCCTTTCTCAGTATAGAGTGTACAATCACCACCACCCTCTATAGTAAGATGATATCGAAGTAAAAGGTTTGTCTCTGCACGATGAGGTGCAATTTTCATTGGCCCATCAACAACGGCGAATAGTGCAGTCTCTTTGTTTATACAAGGAATCTGGTCGATGAGACTTTTTAAAAGTGGAAAACTTTCCGCTTTGTAGAAATAATAGTTATCGTTCTTCTCAAACCATGGATCAAGATCATGAAAGTATTTTTTCTCATGTTTCTTGGAAACTTTCCGAAACTCTTTTTGAATCTTTCGAAAATGAAACTTTATGAGCCATAGACCTGGATGGTCTCTCACTGAATAGGTCGAAGCCCAATTGAGTATATCGATGATCGTGTTTCGCATACCAACTAGAGGTCTTCGCGGATTCTGAAAATACAGGCGGTCGATTGGTGCCTTCAGATAATCATGAAGAACCAACCCTACAGGAACCAATATCAGTGGCCACATTATTTTCTCCGTAGATAATAAAAATGCCCGGATACGGTGAACCAATGGAAACTTATGCCCCCGCCCCTGTCAAAGAAGTTGAAACTGTCGAGAAGCGCTTCGTGATGCCTAAGATGCCCGCTGTCACCATTGTCCAGATCATGCTCGTCGCGACCATCGCTGCGTACGCGTGGACTGCTCGTAAGATGAACGGTGTTGTCATCTCCAGCCTAGCGCTCACCGTGGGCCTCCTCCACGTGTACGATCACATGTACCGTGTGAAGCGTGGCCCTGAGCAACTCTTCTTCCTCCCCAAGAAGGAAGCCTACGGTTGCATGGCGTGCAAGTAAATTATGTTAGTAAAATATAAGTATGCGCGTCAGTATTATTAAAAGTCCTGATCGTAAAAAAAAAATCAGGGCTGTCTTAGAAGACGGCAGGACTGTTGACTTTGGTGCCAGCGGATATTCCGATTACACCAAACACAAGAATCCTTCACGTATGCGTTCCTACGTACTCAGACATGGTGGTCGAGTACCCAAGAGGACAATAGCAGAGAGAGATCCAGAACGGATCCACAAAATGATGCTCAATGTGACATCGAGTGATAAAGAAGATTGGAAGTTGAGTGGTATCGGTAGGGCTGGTTTCTGGTCCCGCTGGTACCTCTGGGGTCATCCATCGTTTGAGGGTGCTAAAAAGATCATCACCAAGAAGTTTGGGGTTACTTTTCACAGAACCCCCTAGCGGCGAATGCCATTAGAGTCCTTGGAACTCCAGCTGAATCAAATGCGTTTTGTCCTACAACCGCGGGGTTTTTCATACCACCGATGGTTAGTATATCACCAGGTTGGTTATAAGGAGGAGTAGTACTAATAGCTTCAAATTTGTCAGCAGTAGCACAGAATGCCTTAACATCATTGGGGTTGGATTCGCTAATCTTGTCCATTTCTGACTCGATTTCAATCGTTGTTTTTAGAGCATCGGTTCTTTTCTTAACAACATCATTTAAAAAGGGCGAGTGATTCTCGAAATCATTGATTCCCGACACCTTCAAGAAGTGTGGCTCTGTTCTAGGAATCAGACCAGAGAAAAAGGCGGCGGCTGAAGAGGATGATGAACAGCAAGAGAGTGCACATACAACAAGAAGGATTTGTGCCATCTTATATATATATCACTTATTTAATTTTGCGAGTTCGAGAGCACGTTTCACAAACGCCTTATCCCGTTTAATCTTAGGATCCGCGGCGATAAGACGTAATATCGTAGCAGTAGGGATCTTGGGAGTGTTTCCCTTTGGTTTGGGCATCTTCTTCAACTTTTTCTTCGCTTCCTGAAGTTGTTTCACGTCTGGCATTTAATATTGGCGCAGACCTAATTTCTTAGCTTTATTTTTCAAGTCCCTATACTGCATTTATTAATAGATGAGAAAATCATAAAACGTCTTGATGTCTTCATCGTTAATCAGCTTTGCAAATTCCATATCACTTTTCGCGAAGAGAAGTGGATTGGGTGATGCCATTGTAAATGCTCGATCGATTGTTATACCGATGGTGTCGAAGTAAATGAGTATAGGTGATAGAGTTTCAGAATTTAGCATATCCAACGCCATCCGAAACTTTCCAACTGAAAACTCATTCTGGGTGAATATTTGTTTTTTTATAAACTTTTCAATATCATCTCGGGGTTCTAGAGCGATTTTATTTCCACACTTCAAATATTCCATCAAGTCTTTGACACCATGCGCCACCTTTTTTACAAATACGCGTTTTTCAGGTGTCATACTTACAGTGTATAAAGATAAATTATGAAATTAGGGTAAGATGAGTGATGTACATGAACTTAAAATACTTATTCATAAAGTTCTACTACCGAGGATTAGACAGCTTGAGGAGGAGGTTTCATCATTGAGAAAACATACTTGGCCATATGTCCAAAGTAATCGTGAGAAACATCAACTTGACGACATCGAGGTGAAGAAGGACTTTTTCAAACATCTCGATGAAGATACGATTAAGGAACTTTTACTTGAAAAGGCAAAACTGACGAGGACACCAGGATTCCACAGGCGGGAATATGATCTGGTCAATAATTTTTGTTGACGTATTGTAAATGGGAGCTTTGTTTTCTTTGATCCCAGGTCTCGATATGCCCAAAATCCCATTCATTTCTGATCTCTTCAAGGGAAATGATAAACCTATGGATTTACAATGGCTTGCCTCTTATATCTGTAGCATATTCTGTTCCATGCTTGTGGTGTATGGAATTACAAAGATGCCATTCAAAACACCACCGATGCTCATGGCTGCATGTGTATGCTCGTGTTGTTGCAGTTCGTCAACTTCACGCGTTTTATCTGATATTAAAAAACGCTTCTAAAAAAAGTCGTCTGTCCTGTACATATTCACTGCGAATGAACCAGTCTTACCAGTCACTGAGACTGATTCATTTCCATATATTTCTTGGCATCCAATGTCTTCCATGCAGTCGCGGTTATTATGACTCACTGGAATGGGGTAAAGATTCTCACCACCCGTGGTTGTGTAATAATTGTAACGATCGCGGCGACCACGGACTTCCTTCCCATAAAGGGGGAGAGTCTCATCACCATTCGTGATAAGACCCATCTGTTGCATGCGACCAGGTTTGTATTTCTTGATAGGTGGACCTCTAAACTCTGGTTCGCGACGAATTTCCTGAGAACGCATGGGTCTTTGGGGTACCATCATGGTGGGAACTTTGACTGGAACCTTAACAACACGGGGATTTTGGATGAGATACACGATGACTATAATCGAAACGAATAGGATCATCGACAAAAGTTGAGTCTTTGTCTTGTTCTTCATTTACTATAGTTAAGGAAAATCTTTCACCTAGAGACATGAAGGTGTTGGCTATAGACATTGGGTTTCATAATATGGGTCTAGTTTTAGCAGAGTCTTTATCTGGACCAAAAATTACGGTGGAGTTCCTAAAGAAGGTAAGTTTGGAAGATTATAAATATATAAAGTCAAATGATTTTGTAGACACTATTCCTTTATTTGTAGAAGATCACCAAAGTATTTTCGATTCAGCTGACAAAATACTTATAGAACGACAACCACCTGGTGGCTTTCAAAATATTGAGATTCTTTTGCATTACATGTTCAAAGAGAAGGTTATATTAGTTTCACCTGTGAGCATGCATGTACATTTTGGGATGCGACATCTAGACTATGACCAAAGAAAAGAGAGAACAGTATCCATAGCAGAAAAGTATATAGAAGGTGAAATTCCCTATGAGAGAAAACACGACATAGCGGATGCGTTATGTATGATTGTGTATGACAATTTCAAGTCTTGTGTTCATTTTTTTGACAAGTTCAAATTTATAGGTGATTCACCAATAAATTATATATAGGTACTTTCTTTAGCAATTTTCATGTGCTCGATTTCCCTAGTAAGTGTAATGTCTATGACTATTTTATCATAGTTTCATACTTTTAAGTGTTTGGTTGATATCCCTTGTAAATTCTTTAAAATGTCCAAGTCGGTACTGCACAAATGCCCAGAGTGCGAAAAAGAGGGTCTTGGTCAACTTGTTCACTTCATTGTCTTCCATCTTATAGATCGGACCGACCAGGCGTCCCATGAATGTCTCCTCTTTATGTTTCCCTGTCACGAACATCTCCGCTTGGGTGAGTGCGCAAGTGTCATCATTCACGGACCAATGATAAAATAGAAATGGAATCAGCATTGAATAAAATTCGAGGTTCTTCTGGTTGTTTGTGAACGGGACAATCAGTATAGCCAAGAGAAAGATGACGTGTATAAAAAATATTATGTTCATCTATTATAAGATGTCAGAAGAAATTAATATGGGAGATATGTGGAATGAGTATCACGAGAACGTACTGCGTCAGTGGGGTGAGGCGTGTGCGTGCTACAGATATATGCACCATCGATCATTTATGATGTATAAAAAATTGAGTCTGCGTTTTAATTTACCAGTCATCGTCTTATCAACCATCACTGGTACTGCAAACTTTGCGCAGAGTACTTTACCCTTGAGTATACAACCCGCAGCACCATCCATCATTGGTGGTTTGAATCTTATCGCGGGTTTGATCGCGACAATCATGCAGTTCCTTAAGGTGAATGAGTTGATGGAGAACCATCGAACATCTGCATTGAGTCATGGAAGTCTTTCGAGAAATATTAGACTTCAATTAGCCCTCCCCCGCGAAGAACGTAAAAAGGAGGGTTTGAAATTTGTTGAAGAATGTAAAGCTGAATACGATCGTTTACTTGAACAATGTCCTGCTGTTCCTAAAAAGATTCTGAAGAATTTCGAAAAAGAGTATCCAATGGACGGTATTTTCACAAAACCAGAAGTTTTAACTGTTCGTCCTATACCGCATCTGAAATTACCGAAAACTGTGGAACCTATTCGGGCCCTAACCAAAGACACTATTTTTGAAAAGGTTGGTACATTTTTATCTAAAGACCCAGAGGAGTATGAGGAAATGGAGGAAGAGGAAGAGGAAGAGCAAGAGGAAGAAGAGATAGACGTCGAGCAAGGTACACCAAAAGAATAAACATTACCATATTGGTAAGAATACCTGAAACAATGTATGGTAAAATTTTCCTTTTTAAAGGTTCTACGATACGTTTATGAAGTGCGTTATTTTCAAGCACCAAATCTATGGCCTGATTAGTAAAGTCATCAATGGATTCCTTCATTAGAATAGTTGAGCAAAAAAAAGATCCGGTTGTTTCCACAATACATACAAAAACAATTGATCTAATTCGTAGATACATTCGTGAACGTAAAAATGTTTTCATATGTGGTTCATTGGGGGTGGGAAAATCGTTTGTACTCAAAGCTGTCCTTGAAGGTTTGAATAATGTTGAACTTTTGTCTGAACATCTAAAGAGTAAATCACTTTTCCTCCCATTCATAAAACCCTCCACGAAACATGTGTTTATCGAAGACTATGATACCACTTTTAAACCCATAATAGATAAAGTTGCGGATGGTGATCGACTTTCTCGTGGATCCCTCTTGGTGACCACAACGAATATGTGTATGTATCCAAATTTTGAAACCGTATTTATCCCTAAACATACACCAACGGTTTTGAAAACCTTGACAGATAAAACGGGACCCGAAGTTGAAAATGCTGCTGTGCGAGCAGAAGGAAATATACGAAACTTTTTTACATACATGGAGGGGTATGATGAAATGGATGACTTTGAAAGTCCAAAAGAATTCATAACCGGAGTTCTTTCAGACCCTGGTCCAATAGAAATTTACGATGGAATATCTGAACATGGTCATATATGGGATATATTTCAAGAAAACTACCTTGACTCGGTGGGTATTGACATCATAAGAGCATCACGATCCTTTTCTGATGCTGACATGTATGACACACATATGTATTCTCAAGGTGAGTGGAATCTGATGCCATATTTCGTGTTACACGCTCTAACGATACCAAAGACTGCACTCGGTCAGCCACTCGTGAGAGATAAAATTAGACCTGGAAGTTGTTGGACAAAGTTTGGAAACTACAAGATGCGCAAACAGAAGTATGAGGAAATTAAGAAGAAATCGAGGATGGGGTTGGGTACGGAAGAGTTGTGCCTATTAAAGAAATATGCAGAAAAAGGAGACTTGGCGCCACTGCTGGAGTATAAAATTACCCCACAAGATTTTGATGTCATCAATCACCTCGCTGTTGGAAATGGCTTAAAATCGAGAGACGTCACAAGAGTAAAGAAAGCATTGAACAATGCCTACGGAAGATGAAAAAGAAATTGAAGTTAATGAATGTGTTAAAGTTATCGGAAATGAAATTCTTTTCTACGCCGACGTTGATCGCGAAAACGCTCTTGAATTCGTTGAAAAATTTAAGAAGCTGGAGATTGAACTTCTTAAAAAGAAAGCTGAACTCTTTGGGTACGAACCCCTAATTAGGGTTCATATCATGAGTGAAGGTGGTTGTATCTTTGCTGGTATGACGATGATGAACACTCTCGAATCGTCTCGTGTAAAGATTGTTACAATCGCCCAAGGTTCTTGTTGTAGTGCAGCTACATTCATGCTTCTTGGGGGTTCTGAGAGACGAATGGGGAAGAATGCATACGTTCTCATTCATCAAATTTCTACTGAGATGTGGGGTAATTTCCAGGAACTTAAACATGAGCTGAAATCAACGGACAAGTTTATGAGAATGTTGAAGAAGATGTATCTTGAAAAGACAAAGATTCCGGATAAAATGCTCAAGAAGCTCATGAAGAAAGATATTTACCTCTCACCAAAAGACTGTCTCAAGTATGGAATCGTTCACGCTCTTGAGTAATTCCAATTGAGCGTTTATACATCACCAATACACATATAAATATCAAAATAACACAAAAAGTATTCAAATTCATTTGTACTGTAGTACTTACTGGAGGCCTAAGTCGTTCCATTCTGCCATAGTTTATAACGGGTAATTCTGACATCTATTTAAAGATGAGAATTTAATTATCCGCATATTGCACAATGGAACGCCTTATCAGACAAGATAAACACGGCAACGACCGCTACATTGACATTAAAGTCGAGGATTTGGGAGATGGAACTGCAGACATCGTGAAGATATCTGGTGTTTTGGGAAATGAAAAGTTTTCTGAGTCGCGAACCAATGTCAAGACTGGCTATGAAAAGGCTCTTGCTCGGGCACAAACTATGTGGAACAATGAAAGAACCAGATGTACTCAAATTCTTCCTATGTTGGCAAACAAATGGGAAGATCGTCACAAGTACATCACTGAACCATTCTATGTCCAACCCAAAATTGATGGAGTTCGTTTACTTGTGTCTAATAAAGGATGTTTTTCTCGAACTGGCAAGCCTGTCAAGGGTGTCGAACACCTAGCTAGGGGTCTCAAAGATGGAGAATACCTTGATGGGGAATGTTATGCCCCCAACAAAACGTTCGAGGAAATTACGAGTATGTTTAAGATGAACCCAAAAGATCTCGAGTTTCATGTGTTTGATTACTTCGATTTGGGGAGACCGAGTCTGACATTCGAGGAACGGAAAGGTGAAATTACAGTTGATACATTCCTCGTGAAAAAGAAGAGTGATATGCAAGGGTACCATGATATGTTTGTTCAACAGGGGTATGAGGGTGTCATGATCCGAGATGCTAAGAGTGTGTATGAGATCGGGAAGCGAAGCAACTATCTTCTGAAGTACAAAGTATTTCAAACGGATGAGTTCACAATTGTAGATTTTAAAGAAGGTACAGGTCGTGAGAAAGGTACAGCGATCTGGATATGTAAAGTAGGGAGTCATACATTTTCTGTGAGACCAGAGGGAACACTCGAAGTGCGTCGAAAATTTCTCCAAGACCGGGGAAATTATATAGGAAAACAACTTACAGTTCGATACCAAAACCTAACGGCTCTTGGTATTCCACGTTTTCCCGTTGGTGTGGTAGTTAGAGATTATGAATAATATATAGTTATACAAATGAACAGGATTGCGATCGACATCGATGAAGTTCTTGTTCCCTTTCTCAAACCCATGTCTAAGTATCACAATAAAACGATCAACAAATCAAAATATAGCTACGTCTATCGGGACATTTTTGATATCTCAGAAGAAGAATCTCAAAAGATGGTACAAGAATTTTACAAATCTCCCAATTTTCGTGCTCTAGAACCGATACGAGGTGCTCAAAGAGCGATGTACAAAATTAAGAGGTGTAGTGAAAAAATGTATATCGTTACTGGGCGTCAAGATATATCTCGGAAAGAAACAGAAGCTTGGATAGATACATATTTTCCAAACATTTTTGACGATATAATACTCACAAATAGTTATACACCAAACGAAATACATAAGGCTGATATTTGTCGTGCCCTCAACATTGGTCTCATTATCGATGATAATAAGGCCATATGTGATACATGTATTGAAAATGGAGTGAGCGCTATAAATTTCATCGGTGGTGACGATGAGATTTATCCGTGGTGTGAAGAGAATGAAATCAGTATAAAAGGGTGGGAGACACTAAAAGTATAATGTTCGCCCTCCTCTACAAACCCATCTCAAGTTCAAGAAGGTGTCTATGAACTTGAGATACTTGAAGCACCTCCTGTAAACGTTAGTGATTAACCCTTAATATAATTATATGCCGTCGCACCAGTCAGTAGGGTACCAGCACCTTTTACCCTTTTAGTGACTAAGTATAAAAGATATGAACACACCACTAACATACACGCAACAGAAATAATTCCAATCCCTATCACTTTTGGGGGGCCTTGTGAAAAACTATTGTCACCCGGATTTGTCGGGTCATAAAATAGTTTCATTTTAGTTCCACTTTTTGGTTCGATACTAAATTCCTTCTTTTTTGTATCAGAAATTTCTACTTCATTCACGATATATGTATAATCAATCGTACAATCATATTTTGTTCCAGTCTTCTTACCCTTACTATCATATTGAACAAATGGTAAACATTTGACACTCTTTATGATAGCATCAGTTTGTTTAGTATATTTCTCCTTTCTTATCAAAACATACCCCCCAGAAGAACAACACGACAGTGCAACTATGATAGCAAATAGAAGTCTAACAAATGCAATCGATTGACCAATCTTATTACCAGTTCCAATAACAGACATCTATATTATATCTATGATTAAAAAAAAGGGCTACTAACCCTGATGAGTGGTCCATCACGTGTTTTCTTCATAAAAATCACTTCATCACAATCACCACCCTTCATAGCCAATTCAGGCTCTCCACAAACTGTTCCAGATTTCTTATGTCTATCACAAGCACCTTTCGTTCTGCCTGCGATATTCATATTTTGACTGTACCCGATGAATGTTTTATCGAGTTTACCACTCTCCTTATCCTTAGACTCAACTACAACTTTCCAACAATACCGACCAAAATCCCATTGCTTCGTGTTATCAACTGGGGGTGGTGGGGTATCTAGAGCGGATGATGCAAAACGACCCCTAAATCTCCGATTGAGAGATACGACGGGTGTAATCAATAAATTAGCAATAGTTGTCATTACTATTGATAAGAATTGTGTTTTTAAGTTATTTTTTATTACTTCTCTGCCTGAAAATACTCTTCTTCCATCCAGCTGCCTCGAGTTGTTCTTTTGATGTAGATTTAAGATCTTTTAATTTGAAAACACCCGTTGTAGATAACTCTTGCCATTCATGTAATGATATCGTTGAATTTTTCAACTCTTCTGGTGTTTTCTCACGTTGTTCTAAAATCCTGTCATCTAAGTTTTCATCTGCTGCTCTCATGAGGTAATATGCCATCGCAGTAATTTCCTTCTCGTTAAAGTGGTCATCAACACCGTCATCTAAATAACTTTTAGCGAAAGACTCTTTGATGAGAGTTCTCAACTCATCGAAATCTAAATCACCTCTACCATCATTGTCAGCGTCTTTGAAACTTTTGGTAGCAACACACGCTTGGGTAGCGTACCGCGCAGCTTCACGTTGGACATCAAACATCTCTAACATGGCACCCCTATATAACTCAGACTTTTCACCTAAACCAAATTTAGCAATGAAGCCAACGAGTGTAGTCGCAAGTCCTAATAGAACAATACCAGATGTAAATTGCATGAGAATGAAAAGGTAATCTATTTCCCCGACTAAACCAGTTTGTTGTATATCAAATAATATACCGTACCTGTAAAAATCGTAATACATACCATTTGGTTGTCCACTTGTCAAATTAATTGGATTATCTATGTCAAATGCTGCACCACCACCCTCTTGGCTATACAATATTTCGTCACCTTTAGAGAACCAACCGATTTTGGGGGATACTGTCACGACAGCGTACACATCTTCACCCCCCATATCTGTGTGTAATTTTCGGTCAAGGTGGAAGTTATGATACTTGACCCCTATATTTAGACGCAAACCACTTGTCCTCACATATGGATACTTTTCGATGTCTTCTCCGGCACCATTGAAACCTGTAATATCTAAACCATCTACATTCTGTTCATTGAATGGTTTATCGAGTTCAATCCCGGTAATATTTAACCACTCAGACACTTTCAGACGAATTGCGGAACCCCTTTCAAATGTATATATGTTTTCATCAAAACCCTCTCTCCTAATATACGTGAGTGGTTTTGCCCCAGATTGTATACGAGAATCGAAATAATGATTGAATGCGAAATAACTATCTTCTATACCAGGTGCTAAAAGGTTTGTAGATTTTGAATGTTCACATCGTCCCATGACCTCTGTCGCTTCTCCGAGACCATTTGAGTCTGAAATACATCCAGTGTTGGGTTTATTGTACCTTTGTTTTATTGTTTCAGATATGTGCGTCGTAAAAAACATTACATTACCTGAGGGCAGCTTTGAGATTAACTCAGCCCCTGTATAGAACGCACATAATGGTGCGCTATAGTACCAATCATCCGAGTATTTAAACTGGTAATTTGAGAGAGTATCACAGAAAGATGCACCACCCTGGTATATCGCAGCTTGGGTAGACGTATACTCGGTCGAGGCCAAACCCCAAGCACTCGCAACCCCTGTGGGAACTTCGGTGACGATGTACGTCTTTCCCGCAAATAATGAATAAATAACCCAAATCACAATACCAATACTGAAAAAAGAATGTAATGTAGCCAATCTCCAATCACGTATAACTACAGCCTTATTGGCGGTAAACGATAGATTGACGATGTTACTACGCATCCATTTCCATACTGGATTCATCTGAGCTGGGGTATAAGTCATACAATAAGATAGGTTATTTTTACAAAGTGGAAAACACATTGTAAAAGTAAAAAACTTTCCCAACCGGGTTCGAACCGATGACCTTGCGATTAACAGTCGCACGCTCTACCAACTGAGCTATGGGAAAAAAAGGGACATTTGTACTATCAATATACGGTACGCGTCTCCTCTCTACCTGAATCGAACAGGTGACAAATGGAACTACAGTCCATTGCTCTACCAACTGAGCTAAGAGAGGGAGAAGCTCCCACCAAGACTTGAACTTGGGGTGGTGGATTCAAAGTCCACAGTGTTATCCAACTACACCATAAGAGCTGGAGTGGCTCCTTCCTCCCCCACTATATCTATATTATGAGTCTTTCCTTTAACCCCGTTTATGAGCTTCATACTCACGAGAGAAACAGAGAACAAACCAGCACTCGTATTGGCAACAATCATAGGCACTACGTTGAAATATATTGAATACACCAACCCCAACGAACTTGCCAAAACATTGAGACCTAAGAATGTATAGTTGATCGCATCAGTATCTTTAGTTCTATACACGTGAACAATTTGGGGGACAAACATGACCGCGATGAGTATAGAACTCACCAGTCCGATGTTATCGATGATGGCATCCATTTACATAATAATATTTTCTAAGGTTTAAGTAGGTATGATAGCGTTCATCATTTTGATACTTTTGTGTATCTTCATCCTAGTAAAGATGGAACCAAGAAAGACTAAACGTAAATATGATTATAAATGTTTTTTACTTACGATAAAAAATCAACAAGAACGGTACGAGAGATTTGTCAAGAGTCACAAAGATGCTATTCCATTGGAAGTTATATATGGACCAGATACTCGTACCGTCAAAGTGGCTAGTGAATATGAAGATCGGGTAGATCCTGAGTATTTTGAAAAATCTGTAGAAATTCATTACAACCCTCTTGTAAAACGACCAGATATAACATATTTTAACTTGGGTGCGATCGGATGTTTCTTTGGGCACATGGACTTCTATCAGAGATGTTTTGACCAAGGTCTCAAATATGCGGTTATTTTTGAAGACAATGTCATCATAAAGTCTGATGATGTATATGATAAGATCCAAAGTGTTATAGATGAAAAAGGGGATGACTTTGAGATGTGTTTTTTCCACTGCTTGTCAAGATTACCTAATAAAAAGGAAGGAACCCTCGAAAAGGTGGATTGGATTTCGAGCACTAAATGCTATCTCATCAATGTCGAAAACATGAAAGAGTACATGCGTCACTTCCTCCCAATGGATAATCATATCGATATGAAACATGAAGATCTAATCGCCCAAGGTGCGCGTATATACTACAAAGATCTACGTGAATACATCTTAATCGATAGAACCCATAAGAGCCTCATCGGTCACAGTGACCATGGAAACCGTAATTTCTTTTCGAGACAATTTCCTGACAAAACACCCCAAGAACTCAAGTGGGGGTATTAATGTACACAGGTCTTTCGGTCCTAATGATCGCCAAACCTGCGCGTAATATAAATCGTGCAAATCTCGAACTGACTACGACAACCGTATGGTCTATGTACTTTCTAGAACTGTATCTATGTTCATCTAACACACCTTTCATAGAAAGAATACGCCCCAATGAAATTTTTTTACATTCCGTAGCATCTAAAACAACTCGAACACGTCTATCTTGAGACCATATTCTTGTGAAGAATGAGTCTAAATCACTCGCAGATGTCGTGTCATCCAGCTTAATCACAACCTGGTGAGTCATATATCTTTTACAGTGAGGAAAATTCACTCTAAAAGATATTCCAAACGGGGCTCGAACCCGTGACCTTGGCGTTATAAGCACCACGCTCTAACCAACTGAGCTATAAGAACGGTGCGTTTGACTGTGTTACTAGCCAATTTGTATAACTGTGGAACTTCCCACATATGATGTAGGTATCTAATCTTTAAGTATTTAGGCAAACTTACGATTCTTGCTGGAAACTAATGAACCGAGGATTGACACAAGCTCACCAACGAGAATGCTTTGCTGAGACATCACGATCATCTTGGCCCGATCCGTTTTGGGACCAAAGTCACCGTAACCCACAGTACTCATTGTGGTGAACGCGAAATAATAAGGATCAATAGGACTCTCGAATCCAAACTCCTTAGGATCCATTCGGCTGTAGAGGAAACCATAGGCGAGAGTGATTGTTGCTAAAAATATAAAATTGTTCAGAGGTGAAAGACCCATTTGTAATATATTATACCGCAACAGAATTATCAAGACTCTTTCTCTTCATACTTGACAGCCATCTGGAGATGGGGTTAGATATGTCTATAGTCGAAGTCGTGTCACAATTAATTATACTGAGACCGTTACAGACATCTGGTTTATTATCTTTATCTGGAAATGCTTCATTGAACGCCTTAATAGAAATTGAAGGTATATCGGGAGCTTCATCTAAAAATCTATCATAGTCTGTACGACACTTCCTGACCAACTCTGTAATATCTACACGATGTGCAACATCTAGGGATAATTCCATATCTATATTTCGATAGTACTTTGAATATTGTTTGCACATAGCAGAATGCGCTACTTCTAAGTTTGCACTTTGACCAAATTTACTGATAGATGTGAGAATACCGCCGATCACATTTAGGAATGCGAAAAAATACATTACAACCATAATCCTTGTCTTTGTGTCAGAGTCTACATCGTCGTTTCCACTCGGATTAAGAACTGCGAAACCACCAACACCTGTGATACTCGCAATGACTATACTTGGGTAGGACAAGTAGTCATGTTCTTGTTTATAATAGAGTCGAGCGTGATTATGGAGCCATCGGTAACCAGCGGCTTTTTCAGCCCACCTGATGAGTAACTTCTCCTTCTTCTCACACCAAAAATGATCATGGGGCACATCCAATTCACCCATCGCATTTAAGAGTAACAGAGATAATTTTCAAGTTCCGGTTTCATCTCCGATACCCACCACTTTTTTTTCACTGCGTCCCATTTTGCACCCAATGATTTAACGCGATCTTTATCACTAAAGGGAACATTCAAATAAATACATTCTTTCACTGGTGTATTCATATATTTCTCAGCTTCTGGTCGAGTTTTGAAAGACTTGTAGACCGCACCCGGATACTCATCAATTTGTGTTTTAGCCTCACCCCATGTGATGTAAATACCGGGAATGTGTCCTCGAACGACACTGTAAAACTTTACAGCGGTTCCACCCGCAGCTTCATAGGCTAATGTGTCAACTTCTTCATTTTTAGGATCTCCGTTGTGCGCCTTTACCCACTTCCATTCTACAACTTTCAATTTATTACGCACTTCATCTATAGCAATCCACAGCTCTTTATTTTTTACAGGTGTACCTGTGGAAGTTATCCAGTCGTTCTTTTTCCAGTTTATAATCCATGCGCTAATACCATTCTTCACATATTGACTATCCGTGAATATACACACTTCTTGAATATCCCTCTTCAAACATTCCTCGAGAGCTTTGAGAATTGCAGTCATCTCCATTGCATTATTGGTGGTATCAGGCTGTTTACCAGATAGTTTAAAGTCATCACTAACAACACCCCATCCACCACGTCCAGGATTTCCGAGACAACTTCCATCAGTGTAAATTTCATACATGATTCTCTTACGAACTATTTTTCTAAGTCTATAATAAAATAAAGATGGCCCAAATGATGATACCCCTCGCTCTTTGTTGTTCGGTAGTTTGTTCGTCAAGTTTGGCGATGCAGTTTATGGGCGGTATGGGTGGTGGATTAGGGGGTTTGTTTGACACTTCTAAACTTACAGGTACAATGAAACGGGGTAGTGCTATGGATATGGAAGAAGGTATACTTTGTGATATGCTATGTGGTGATTGTACACAGTCACATTATGACAAGATGCATGCGGAAATGCCAGAAGAACCAAAACAGAATTGGAAAGCGATATGTGAAAATAATAAGTCTGAATTTGTTGGTAATAATCAACATTGGAGCAAGATGATTCATAAAGTTGGTAAAAATTGTTGTTGATAAACAGGTTTAGTTACCTGTGGGTTTATCCTTATATTCTGAAGCTTTCTTAGGTGTTTTACATATGACATCACCACAATGATCCCTATTCTGATAGACAGAATTTATGGATGTTGAAATTTCACTACAAGATTTTAGGGACCAGCGTCCTAACATAGGTTTATCCACTTTAACGAAAAGTTCGAATACTTTCTTAAACATTATCTATATTGGGAGGGATGTATTTAAGTGTGTTGTCAGGTTTGAAGAAGTCCTTAAATGGACACCCTTCACAGCGTCTGTGACGTACTGCACATGTGACTGCATCAGGTTTCTTGATACAAGGTTCTTTCACGGCTTTTTTCCGTTGTCGATAGGTTCGTCGTCGTCGAATGGCGTAAATAAGGATTGGGGTTTGACCTAGAGCTAACATATACAATACTAAGTGTTGTCGTTTTTAAATAGCATTAACAGTGCATTTTAAAAATGATTTTTTTGATTTAATTTACTAACATACCGAAACCAACAAATTAGTTGGAGAAGGCGAGGCCACCCATGCCAGATTGGATGCGGAGGACGTTGTAGTTAGTGGCGAACATGTGCATGGAAGTCGCGCCGTTGAGGGTGTTGGCAGTGACCGCAACCTGCGCGTTGTCGATGCGCGAGAAGTTGCAGGTACCAGTGGGCTGGTGCTCCTCGGGCTTGAGCGCGAAGGAGTACGAGTAGACACCGGCGTAGGGGGAGCCAGTGTGGTGGTTGAAGGCCTGCACCTGGTTGAAGTACTTGCCCTTCTGCTCCTTGAAACGGTCCTGGCCGTTGAGGATGAGCTTGAAGGTCGAGAGGGGACCGACGGCCTCCTCGGTGAACTCCGCGGAGGAACCGGCCTGGCCGACGTGAAGCATGGGAGCACCGTAGAGGGAGGTGGGCACGAGGCAGTTGGACTCGATGCCGGACACGTTGGACTCAAGGGTGATGTTGTTGGTGTCAGTGGTGAAGTTCCACAGGGACGAGGTCGCGGCGGTGTTGGAGAAGCACCACACCAATTCCTTGACGGGGTGGTTGTAGGACAAACGGACCTGCTTGGTGGAACCAGTGTCGACGGTGTCAGTACCAGTGTGCTGCACCTGCTCGATCAGGTATTCGTGACCCTTCTGGGCGAAGCGGCGACGCTCTTCGGTGTCCAGGTAGATGTAGTTGGCCCACACCTTGAACACGGAGCTGTTGCAGTAGGTGGAGAAGTCGGACGCAAGGTCGATGTCGATGCGCACTTCGTGGTACTGAAGGGCGATCAGGGGCAAGTACAAACCGGGGTTCCTGTTGAAGAAGAAGAAGAGGGGGAGGTAGACAGTCTTGCCGTTGATGGCAGTGGTCATCTTACCGTAAGTGGCCTTCTTGGACTCGTCCAAGTAAAGCTCGGAGTACAAACGCCACCACTTCTGGTAGTGCTTGTCGATGCGCTGACCACCGATGGAAAGCTCGACGTTGTTAACGGCACGCTCGGCGACCCAGCACGCCAGGGCGGAGGTGTCGACATCGGACTCGAGTTCGAGGTACATGTCACCGACAAGGTCACCGTTACGGGCGACAGTGACGGACACGCGACCGGAGTTGGCGGCAGTACCGTTGACGGTCTGCTCGATGTTCTCCATCGCGAAGTTAGTGTGGCGCTTGTATTTGGCCTGGAAGAAGGTAACTTCGGGGTTACCGGTAAGGTAGACGTCTTGAGCGCCGTAAGCGACGAGTTGCATGAGACCGCCAGCCATTTTGAGAGTTGTTGTACTATAAGCAGAGAAAATAATTCTGGTCAAACGCGCATATTTTGATTTGGATTTTTCTTGGTCTATTTCAAATGTCGAAACAGCCTGAAGAAATTCCCGAAGATGAAATTGAAGAATACACCGAGGGTGACACGACCGAGGGTGACACGACCGAGGATGAGGTCGAGGAAGGTGAGATTATCATGGAAGATGATGATCTCGAAGACTTTGATATCGAAGATGAGGGTGATGAGGGTTTGGATATTGTCGGGCTCATGACATCTCTGATGGCGACCCCGGACGGTGAGACTGTGTGTTCAGCATTAGTAACGATTGGCCAACAAATGCAAACCCAAAACAAAATACTTATAAAGATTTTGAGTGAGTTGAAATCTGCTTAGAGGAAAAAATTGTAATTAGTTAAATGGAAGGTACACACTTCATCGATAAGGAACCCAATAGGTTTGAAGCACTCGCCGAGTTGCAGAAGCAGCAAATCCAGTCGATGAATGGTGAACAGTTGATTGATACGATCACACAATTTGAGTTCCACTGGGATCTCAGGACGGAAGATTATAGAAATGCTCGCGAACTTGGATATCGCCAATTTATGCATCACTCTAACTGGGATGAGAACAACAACCCCAGGGCTGAAGGGATCGACATCTTAGCTATTAAGGGTCTTCGTGATAAGCAACGTCGTTTTCTCGTCGAACTCAAAAATAATGTATCAGAACTTAAAATTGAAAAAGAAATTTCGGATGAAGGCACAACCCCTATCACACGTATTAATAATGTATTGAAGCAATTGACTGATGGATACGATAACATCCGTAGACACTACATTTCATATGAACGTGTTGTGAACCCCACGGCTAAACCTGAGGCAAGTTCAAACTCCGACCCATCTACAATGGATGAAGATGCAATTGATGATTGCACACCCTATCAAAAGTGCCTATTGTACACCCTTGATGAACTTTACAAATGTGGATATCGTCGATACAAGGGACAGTGTTGTGAAGAAATCAAAACGTTCGATCGTCGTGGTACTCGTGCGTGGGTTCCCAGGTTTGACATCAAACAGTTCGTGTACACTATCGCACAGAAGGATGACAACTTCAATAACTGGAAGAACTTTACGAGTCGTGGCTCAGTGTTTCGTGAAGTGGTTGACAATATTTCGACTTGTATCGATCCACAATTTCCAGAGATCATAAAGAGGCGTCATGTATGGGCGTTTAAAAATGGAGTATTTGTCGGTAAAGAATGGTTACCCGATCGTGGAGTGTATGACTGTCGTTTCTACCCATACGAAAGTAAGGAGTTTGCTTGTCTAGACCCGACGATTGTCGCCTGTAAGTATTTCGATCAACAGTTTGATGACTTTTCTCATATTGAAAACTGGCAAGACATTCCCACCCCCTTTTTCGACTCTATCCTGAAGTATCAACAATTCGAACCAGAAGTGTGTCACTGGGCCTACGCGATGGGAGGCCGCCTCTGTTACGATGTCGGCGAGCTCGATAGCTGGCAGGTGATTCCATTCTTCAAAGGTATTGCTGGTTCAGGTAAGTCCACTCTCTTGACGAAGGTGTTTGAGAGGTTTTACGAAAAGGAAGATGTCGGAACTCTTGCGAACAATATTGAAAGAAAGTTTGGTCTTTCTGCGATCAAGGATTCCTTCATGTTCGTCGCCCCTGAGATTAAGGCTGACCTAGCACTCGAACAGGCGGAGTTCCAATCGATTGTATCAGGTGAAAGTGTTTCTGTTGCAGTGAAGAACAAGACTGCTGCTTCAATGGTGTGGACGGTTCCCGGTGTTCTTGCGGGTAATGAAATCCCGAACTGGAAAGATAACTCGGGTTCTGTACTACGTCGTATCCTCGCATGGAACTTTACGAAGCAAGTGCGTGAAGCAGACCCACATCTCGATAAGAAGCTTGAGACTGAACTTCCAATCATCCTTCTAAAATGTGTAAGAGGTTACCTAGATTACGCAAACAAGTACCGCAACAGAGACATCTGGAATGCCGTTCCACCGTATTTCAAGATCATCCAGAAGCAGGTGGCAATGGTTGCGAATACACTCCACAACTTCCTAGAGTCGACAAATATCAAGTATGGCAAGGACTGCTTTGTACCCCAGAAGATCTTCGTACAGATTTTCAATCAACATTGTCAAGCCAACAACCTTGGGAAGCAAAAGTTCAATCCCGATTTCTATGTGGGACCGTTCAGTTCAAGAGAACTCGAAGTTAGGAATGCTGAAGTAACATACAATGGAGATTATTACCCCAACCAACCTGTCATTTATGGTGTCGATGTAGTGATGGATAATGCCACCTTTTCAAAGGATTATTAAAAAAATCGTAACCAATAGTAATATGAGCCAGAGTGTCAAAGAATTTGTCAGGCAATCTGGCGTTCAGGTTCAGACACAAAACTCAAACTCCAACTCAAACGACGAGTTTGCGAGAGATCTCGAGCAAGACATGCTTCGTAGACAGCGAGAACGCGCTGCGGGATTTCGCTCACCCCCACGCCCGATGCGTCCAGTACCTCGCCAGGTTCAGGTTCCTCAACGTCTTCAGAGGGATCTGGTCAATGATCGATCGTATGCAGGCGCGTTTAAACAATTTGAAAACTCTAATAATAATTCTCCATTAGAAAATGAATTTGATGATGTAAAACTCTCTGCGAATGAGGAGAAAATGATCGATAATCTAGTGCAGGAATTTGATGTTCCACCACCTACAGCTCTTCAGTTTAGTAAGTTTAATCCAGGTATGTTCAACGCCACTGTTGATTCCGGATTTGGACAAAAGGCTACCGTCCTCGATCTTAAAAAAATACTGGTAAATAAGCCGCCACTACCAAAAACACCTATCGGGGAGGGTCTTTATGTAGAGACACACGAGATAAAAGGTATTTATGGCCAGTTTCAGACAGGTTTCTCTCATACTCGAAACGCTGGCCCTAAGGGTTCTCTTAACAAAAACTTCGCTAGTGTACAGTTCATGATCACACTTTCCAATGACACCGAAAGTAAGGGGGGTACTGTAAATATTTACCGAAATGGTAAGATTCGATTCTCTGGTGGATTTATAGGAACGAATATCGTGAATCAGCCCGAACTTCTTCGTCGTTTCATTGTTACTACTTATACCGAGCGTCAAGAGTTCTTATATAACCCCTTTACCTATAACAATTTGAGTGGGAAGTTTAGAATCAATGGTCTTTTTAATAGTTTACCTGTGATCGCGAGTCGGCAGAGAATGTACGGTATGACAACCATGTCGATCATTGAAGAACAGACACCCTTCCTTTATGTACCCATTGAAGGAGCGACTTTGATTTTTTCGAAAAGTGGTAACATTCAGATTGTAGGTGCGAAAACCCCTGCTAGTATGCTCAAAGGGTACGACACCGCGAAAGATTTAATTATAAAATTATATGAAGATGGTCAGGTTACTGTGACTGGGTTTTTTGATAAAGGTGTAAAAGTTGGTAGGTCGAAGTCGAAGCCAAAGAAGAATTCTGTTTCACCAAAGAGAAAATACATCAAAAGAAACTCTGATGAGAATCAACGCATGTCAAAAATTGAACTCGTAGCACTTGCTAGACGTAAGGGTGTTGTCAACTTTAGGGTAAAAAATATTAATGGTTCTAGGCTCGCAACCAAAGATGAGATTCGCAATAGAATCAAGAACCTTTCCAATAAAAAGAATGTGACTTTCAAAAATACTCAAAAGAATGAAAATGTCAGACTCAATGGTAATGGTAATGCATTCAGAGTTGGTCGCAAGATATGTACAGACATGAAAAAGGATGAACTTATTCGTATCGCTGGGATTCTTAAGATCAAACCTGGTGAGAAAGAAACTAAGAAGACCTTGTGTAAGAAAATTCAAGTTGTACGAAATGATCTAGCCAAACCTAAACCTAAACCCCCTCCACCCCCACCTAAACCTAGTAAAAGGCAAGTACAACGTACAGTTGCCAATGCGAAACTCAACGTGAAGAAGGGTGAAGTCATGAAAAAGAGGGGTCTCGACGAGAACTCTATCCGCAAGGATTTGAGGAAGCTCTATGGTGATAAGTGGATGAAACGGTACCAACCCAACCTCAACCAGGATGTGCGGAACATGAAGTCGGCTCTCAACGCCATCAATAAGGGTAACAAGGCTGGTGTTCCTTTCAAAAAGAATATTGACCAGGTCAAAAAGAACGTCGTCAGTAGATGGAAGATGGAACGGCGCCGAGAACTCGAGAGGAACTATCTAATGAACAAGGTAAATACCACTGGTATCGCACTCAATCTCAAGAATGACTACCGTCGCGCGGCTTCTAACTATATTATGAGTAAGAAGACGCCTCCCTCCAATAAGACAATGATGGAATATAGAAACTATTGGCTAAAGTTTAGAGCCAATGTTAATTCCAATAGGCGTTCTATTGGAATTAACAGGGTGGTCAAAGCCCGGGTTGAAAAGATGTAAGAGTGCGATGATAAACTTGAGGATAACAAGCTGATCATATCGGTATTTGAATTAAAATTCTCTTCATAGTCGTGAGTGATGTACCACATAATAGAGCGCATACCATGATGTATGATAAATCCCACCACATACGGCTAAAAGCAATTACTGGTAATATGGTAAGTAAATACACACCGTGACCCGATATTGGGGCAATAGATATAGGTCTTTCAGAATGAACTGCAATTGTACTTGCTATAACAAAAATAAAATCTGTTATATCAATTATTCTTAGTAAATTGAAGAGTTTAACAAAAGATATAACAAGAGCCAATCTAAAACCTATTTGTACATTATTATTATAATTTACTGCAACTACGTCAAAACTGACTCTTGTCAGAGTTTGGGGTTCTTCAGGTAGTTCGACTATCACCGGTGGAGGGATTTCTTGGTTGAAGGCTATAGCTACGGAGCCATCAGGTCCTTCAACTACCAGGTGTCTGCACCCCTCCATAGACTTAATACCTATACGACTTTATTGTTTAAGTTTCAAAAAAAATTAGCACTTGATTTTTGTGTTCACTTGTTTGTTTGGTTCAGCGATTTGTTTGAGATGAATCGTGTGATACGAGAAATTGTATTTGGGAAATGTTTCTTTTATTTTATTTGATAAGAGACTACCCTGAACTATGTAAGGCATACCTGTACACACTGATGTTCGCTCAATTCCGAGAAGACGATCCTCGAATTGAACAAACATCTTTAGCGCGTCACGCCCTAACCCATCCTTGTGCATCTGAAGATACACCGCCTTTGACGCACCATCGCTTACATAGAAGTTTTTGGAACCCTCAACTTCCTCAGACTTTGTACGCTTCTCGTACATCAACGCTAGGAGTATGATCGCAAGGATAATGTAGATCATTTATATTTACGGAGAAATTAGTTTACAGAGGTCATCAATCTTCTGAAGAATGTTTTGGAACTTGTAAATCGAATCAACATCTGAGGGCTTGACAATCTCCAACTCAATCTGATAACTCGCCTCCTCCTCAGAATCCATGTCAACATTGTCACCCGAAGAGATTGTCATGTCGATGCTCAGGTTCTTACGCACGAAGGAGTGACGAGTTTTGCTCCGCTTACGATCCATCTCATACTCCCCAGAGGTGGGGATCTCACGAGCGACACAAAAACGCACATCGAGGGGGTCCCTTTTGAAGTCTTCCTTGATCACACTGATTTTTTGGATCATGATCTGTTCACCAGACTCTTCGTCACAGGTTATACGAACATTGTTCGCATCGTTGTAGTATACATCAGCTGTCGTCATCTTCACACTTTCCCATCCATCATACTTCTTGAGACCCTGGAGCACTCGTTTCCAAGTATCTTTACCAACATTCGTATCAAAGAGGGATCCATTATGTTTCCCGAGACGTATTTCAACCTCGATATCACCTTGACCCTTATGGGCTTCGAAAATCGGGAGTACTCTTTCGGTGAGATTCATTTTTCTTAACTTTTTACAAATGCGTCTTTCTCTTAAGCCTTTTTTATACATAAAATTCAATGAAGGGTCTCGAAAATAGTGGAAATACCTGTTATTTCAACACGGCTCTTCAATGTCTATTGCATATCCCTGCTTTGACAAACTACTTCCTCAAGAATCCGTATACAGGTGATTGTATATTTACCCAAACGTATGGGACACTCGTGAAAACCTTTTGGACTAGGGGTCAGGATACTGTCGACATCAAAACACTTCTGTCAGAGTTTCGTAAGAAGTTTCCTCGTTTCGGATCGAATGAACAACATGATGTTCAAGAAGCTGTGTTGTGTATCATAGACATCCTCGAAACATCTCAACCCGAAATCAAACACTGGTTTTACGGGAAAAAGATTCAGGAAACAGTTTGGCCGGGTGGAAAATCATCAAACGAAGAGGACTTTAGCGTTCATTTGATAACATCTGAGGGAAAGGATATGAGTGAAATGCTCAAAAAAAGTACAAATTGGAATGTACTCGAAAACTTTGAAGATACAATGGGTAATGTGCACAATGTCGCGACAACTCGTATGCTCTTTTCAAAGTTGCCACAAGTTCTCATGGTTTCATTCGATCGCAAGAGTCATGTTCAAATCATCGAAAATATCATCATCGACAAGTATGAATATAATCTCATCGCGAGTGCTGTACATGTCGGTAATCAAAACGATGGTCACTATGTGGGGATGATAAAGCGTAGAAATAAATGGTTTTTAGCGGATGATGACAGTGTTCGAGAACACCCACTTCCTGACGAGGCTGGATATTATTTCATGGTCTACAATCTAAAAACTCTTTCATCTTAATATTCTCTTTGATGTTCACGATGGTTCGGTAAAATGTTCGGCGGTTATTGGGGTGTGTCTTATCCGTCCTCCTCTTTAGGGGTTTCCACCACATCGGCTCTTCCCAAGTTACATATTTACATTCAACTATGGCACCATCTTCGAACCATGGTTCATCTTCCATACGATTGTGAGGAATCTCACTCTCAAAATAAAACTTTCCCTTTTCCTGTACATACAGACGCCAAGTTGGTATACCAGGTTTAAACCCAGGTGTTTCTCTCGAAGGTTCTCTCTTCATGAGAAAGTCCACTGTATTCTTCTCCTGTGGCTTCCATTTGAACATCGTCTCATGTGTTCCAATACGTATCGGGTCATTGATAGGGGTGAACACAAGACCGTCAATCTTCTGATCAACTGTTGGGAGATACTTATCCATGAACGTCTCAAAATCTCTCATATGATGAAACGTCTTACATTTGAGACGATATTGATCGGATTTCATGTAGATCACAGACTTCATCAAACCCCTTGCGGCATCAAGGCGTTCTGTGAGATTCTTGTTCCATACAGATTGTCCCGCCACGAGGACAGCATCATAGACCATCAGTGTCCCTTCATAAAGTTCACCATCAAGGATCGTTCCATCGTATACATTCTTCTTCAAGTTGATAGAAACTTCAAACATATTAAAAGCCCGATTGACAAATAGACATTTTCGTTTTCCTTCATACGTGAGCGCAACCATCATGTGTCGTTCTCCATCTGTCTTTTCGCAGACTACATAATCACCCCCTTTGAGTATAGGGAAATGTCTATGTTCGATCGAGATTGGCTGTGGTCCAGGAAAGTAATCTTTACTTCCCCATCGAGCATGTATAAAGTCTATGACATATTTGTGAAGTGGGGTGGACATGTTTTATGTTCAACCTTAAACTTTAATTTACTTTGACACCTGCGGCGTTGAGAATATTACTCACACATTCATGTGTATATATCATTGTCAACTTAGCTGCCGTAAATGCATAAATTTTAACACCTTGTTGTAAAAGTTTATGAAACATATCTGGAGCGAGTTTCCAGTTTCCAGTTTTTTTATCCTTGATATTTTTCAAAACATTCTTTGTGTTCATCATCCACGCTTTTGCTGTTGTAGAATCAACTTTACGAATATCTTTAGAAACTGAATTACCTACAACAGTGTCAAAGTGAAGCCCCATCTGTCCAACTGGTTCAGTGGAATTTTCTCGAACCTTTTTTTTGAAAAGATCCCAATCAATACCATCCTTCACACCCGGGAACACGAGGCACCCTACACCGTCGTGTGGTTCAAAAAGTTGAATAATCGATTCGTCATCCATATGAATACCAAAATCTATGAAGACGATACGATCGTGAGATTTCATATAACTTTGAATTTTTTCAATCTTATCCAATGTGTCATCATTGACATACTCAATTTGATTGTCTATTTTTCTTTCGAGACATTTAACATTCAAACGTAAAACGGTATGAAGTGTTTTCACATGGCAAGATTTGGATCGAGTGACTATGATTGTCACAAGTTTCATAGCTCATTCTATACTCTAAACCTTAAGCCTGTCATTGAGACATCCAGAAAAGGGTAAATTTCCGACATGACCGAGTGTGGTATTCACATCCGCGTAAATTTTCCCATCGGCTTGCTGCCAACGACGACAAAACGCAAAATCTTCTGACAAGTATCGTCTATTCCCGGGATCGATCATACAATCGAAGCATGCATGATAATCGTCGAAGTCTCGGTTCTGGTGATCATTCTTACACCACAAGTCTGGAAACTTTTCCTGTATGGTTTTGAATACTGACCTCTTGATAACCATAAATCCCGTGGGTCCGTCGAGAATTTCGATGAATCCATTCTCAATAGGGCGGTTGGTTGCACCAAAGTTGATCACGAGACTTGAGGAAAGCATGGACATATCACGATCGTCACCCCTCTTTACAGCATTCGCAGCTTGATCCCACATGACAACCTTCTTTGGGTAACACGCGACGGAAACATCATGACCAGAATTAACGAGACGCACAACCGCTTCGGGGTTGAAATGAACATCTGCATCGATAAACATGAAGAATTCACAGTCAGTCTTTTGCATAAAACGTCCTACAGATACGTTACGAGCACGATGTACGAGAGATTCGTTTTCAGTGGTGTCTAGTAACAATTGAATACCTTCTTTTATTAAAAGTAATTGAAGTTTAATAATACTGGTCATATACTTCTCCAAGCATAATCCACCATAGCATGGTGTCGCGAGAAATAGTTTCCTCATATATTATTTTTCACACGTAGCCTCTAAGTGTTTTTTTATAATAACCTCAATCTTATTCAGTGTCGGAATGGACACTGAACATTTCTCACACATTTCATTTTTCGTCACCTTATCTCCTAGTATGATGTAAATAATCGCAGAAGCCACACTGTTTGGAGTCTTACTCATAAGATCTACACAGTCCTCTGTGGCATTACACATTTTGTTACATCCGAGGCGCTCTTCTCGTGTGACACTGAAAGAATTTAGAAGTCGTTGCATCACATCAAACGCTTTCGTCACATAGTTCTTTTTGGTCGCACCGAGAATATTGTCTTTGAATATTTGGGTTGTTCGACTTACATCTTTGGATTGAATACCAAACATATCCGCAATTTCTTTAGTTGTTCGAGGAATTTGGGCAAGACGACATGCGTAAAGTACACAATTCGCCTTGATACCTAGACGCACTGCACCACGGGTCAATTTTTCACCATTGAATTTTCTGTACATCATCTTTGCATCTTTGAGTACCGAATCTGGTAAAGTGTGACACGCTTCATCGATGTCTTTGTACGCATGGAAAAGAGATCGATCCTTATGATTCATAGACATATGAAAGTTAATCTTCGCCATCCTCTTGTTTTCATATGTAGATCCACGTTGCGTTGCTATGACAGTTCCTTTGCCCCAGTTCTGTGAAAAGAGTTCTGGGTTTGCATTTGGATTGCCACATCTCGACGGGTCATTCACTTTTCCGTCATCGGTCACACCACTGGTCCATTCTGCGGTATCATCCACAAAATAAGAATCAACGAGTCCACATTCTGAACATGTTGGTAATCCTTCTCGGGTGATAACTTTTACACCTGAGCATTTTTTACATAAATGAGTATTCATTGGCTTTTCATCGAGTTTTTTTGGTAATAGGGCGTCCAGTTCGGACCATATAGTTGCCAGCATTGTTTTTGAATGTAGCAACCTTTTTTAGAATTTCAAAAAACGCATCACTGACTTAGGCGTCTGACACGGGTTTCAATAAGATCGATAGTTTCCTTGAAACTCTTTCCACCAGAAGTGGTGGGTTCCCATTCATTCCATTCTTTATCAATTGCTTTATGACCAGGGGGTAACGTAATATCTTTACCTACGACTTCACTATCAGAGACGACAAAGCCTTCGAGGTCGGATTCGTCTTCAGCACCTTCATCATATAAGTCACTGTCACTGTCTTCAACATCGATTTCACTGTACATTGCAAATCTGTTCATACCAAGGGATTTCATCTCAAGATCGGAGAATGTTGTTCCACTTGGGTAGTGTTCCATCAAACTTTCATAAGGTGCGGGAGAAAGAGTCACGGGTTCCAGTTCGTATACACAAGCATTCTTATAAAAAAGTTCAGTGGGGTTGAGATATCTCAGGCCAAGAGTATTGCCAGTGTTCATACCAACAATCCCGTACATTTCGTCTTCGACACCATCTTCGTTTACTAATACTTTGACTATATCATTTTGATTTATTTCAGAGGGCACAATCATGCTTAGAGTTTTCAGCCAAAAAAATATAAGGGATAATATCACAGATGAAAGTTACTATTTATTCGAAGGAAGGATGTCAATATTGCGACCACGCGAAGACCCTGTGCGAATCAGAGGGTCTCGACCACGAAAAGGTAATGGTGGACAAAGATGAACTCATGAAAGTTTGCGGTCCGGGAGCGGCAACCTACCCTCAGATATCTATTGACGGACGTCACATCGGAGACTACTTTCAATTTCAAGAATATATCGAAGACGAATACGAACCAATTCTCGCCCCCACCCTAAACAGATTCACCGTCTTCCCCCTGAAGTATCCTGAGCTCTGGGAACTCTATAAGAAGGCTCAAATGTCCAATTGGACTGCTGAAGAGGTAGATATATCTAAGGATATGGACGACTGGAAAACACTCAACGATAATGAACAGAAGTTTATAAAGTATATCCTGGCGTTTTTTGCTGGGTCCGATGGAATCGTTTTTGAAAATATTAATAACAACTTTGCTGATGAGGTGCAAATATCTGAAGCTCGCTCATTCTATGCCTATCAATCTCACAATGAAATGGTTCACGGTGAGACCTACTCTAAACTTATCGATAAATATATCAAAGATCCTACTGAAAAGAAACAACTCTTTGAGGCTATTCAAACTGTACCCTGTATCGAAAGAAAGGCCAACTGGGCCCTGAAATGGTTCGATACCAAATCTAAGACTTTCGCTGAACGTCTCTTCGCTTTCGCTTGTGTAGAAGGCATCTTCTTTTCTGGAAGTTTTTGTGCCATTTACTGGCTAAAGAAAAGAGGACTCATGCCCGGTCTCTGTTTTAGTAATGAACTCATTTCACGGGATGAGGGGCTTCACCAAGAGTTTGCTGTCGAATTATTCAAACAACTCCGTAACAAACCGTCGACGGAGACACTTCATACAATCATCAAAGAGGCTGTCGAAATTGAGAAGAATTTCATTTTAGATGCACTTCCATGCAACCTGATTGGCATGAACTCCGATAAGATGTCAGAATATATCGAGTACGTTTCCGATCGTTTACTTAAACAGATTGGTCAACCCCCAATTTGGAACTCCAAGAATCCTTTCGACTTCATGGAAAACATTTCCCTAGATGGGAAGACAAACTTCTTTGAGAAGCGGGTGGGTGACTACGGAAAGATGGATGACACCTCAGATGAAATCGGTTTCGATGAAGAGTTTTAAACATTTTACATTCAATTTATCCAAATTGACTGTAAAATATATGAGTAGGTTATATTCTATTTAATTAAAGAGGACCCCATCCGATGACACGTCCATGGACCCTAGGGTACGACCACTGTTGGTCAGTTCGATTTGGGGTTCACCGAAATCGGGTTCAGGGTCGGGTGCATCAGCCATGCTAGGTGGGGCAGCCACAACAGTCTTGGTACCACATCCACACCCAGCCTTTTTCTTTTTACCACAACTTCCACTTTCCTTCTTGATGTTCATCATACCCCAAACAATGAGGATGAACACGAGGGTGTGTACGAGGAGACCACGGGTCGAGGGGCACCCAGTGGGGGTGGAGATCCAAGAACCCAAGATTCGCCTGACAATGCGAAAAGTCTCAGGGTTCGCAACGATGAAAAATGTGAGACCCGATATGATGGAAATGATTAACTTTTCTTGCTGCTTCTTGCCATTGCAGCCACAGCCACAGTCTTTAAATAGACCCATGATTACTTTTGATATATATCAACAAAAAAAATAACTTAAAGTCGAACCACCTAGTATATATATAACCAACCAACAATGTCTCTCTCTATTCAGCAATCCACCGAATTCTCTGCCTCCTCTGTGCAATTCTCGAAACTTCGCAAAAATAAAAATGGCGGTAAAGCCGTCTACCTTAACGCCGGCGACAACAAGAAACTCTACATTCAGTTTCCCTTCATGCGTTCTCCTTATGGTTTGAGTGCCTTCACCGATGAAGGTACTGGACGCACTTCTTACTCTCTCGATCTATCTTTCGATAGTGACAACGCTGAGGCTATGGAGGTTCACGACAAGCTCAAGGAACTTGACGATATCATTGTGAACACCGTTGCTGCCAACTCTAAGGAGTGGCTCGGTAAGGAGTTCAATGTAGCAGTCCTCAAGGAGGCGCTCTACAAGCCTATGATCCGCCCTGGTAAGGAGCAGTACCCCTCTACTATCAAGCTCAAGATCCTCACCAAGCCTGACGGTACCTTCGTCCCAGAGGCGTATTCTATGAATAAGCAGTCGATCTCACTCGACACCATTGAGAAGGGGCAGAAGTGTATGGCGATCGTTGACCTCAACCAGATTTGGTTCATCGACAACAAGTTCGGTGTGACAATCCGCCTCCAACAGGTTCTTCTTGAGCAGTCTGCTAAGCTTCCCTCCTTTGCTTTCCAGGGTCTCAATCTTCCCAATGAGGAAGTTGATGTCGAGGTCGAAGAGGAGGAGGAAGTTGACGAAGTTGATGACCAGTAAGTTCCCGATTCACAAGTCCTACAGATTTTGATTTATTTCCCCTATTCGTAAGTTGAAACAATCTTCTTACGAATATAATAATGAACGCCCAGGTGAAGAAATTGCTGAGGGGTAAGAAGGCCTGTGACCCAGCGTCCCACCTCTGGTTGAAAAAGAAAAATGGAACCATGACCAAGGGTGCTGTGAAGCTTGGTGAGGGTCAGTATGGTAAGGTGTATCGTGGATGTATTGACGATGGATGTGAAAAGTACATCGCTTACAAGGAAATCAGAACACCATCATTGACTGAAAAGACGAACAATCTGCCACTCGCGAAATTTAAAAGGGTACTCGACGAGATGAACCCAAAGATGGAATTTACCATCGCAAAAAAATTGGAAGGTTTTGGGGTTCCCAAGATGTACCTGTACAAAACCTGTGACAATAAGGACATTCTTTATACTGAATACGTGAAGGGTAAAGAGTTGAGGGAATGGATGGTGACGCAACCCACTCTACCCGCTATAAAATCCGTGATGGCTCAGGTACTCTACAATCTCTACCGTATCCAAAAGAAGTATCCAGGATTCCGTCATCATGATCTTCATGGTGGAAATATCCTCGTTCGACCAGTCCCTGTGAAGGATATGAAAATCATGGGGTCTACGATTTCGAATGCGGGTTTTGAAGCTGTCATAATTGATTTTGGATTTTCTGTATTCCCTCGGATTAATAATCCTCTCATCAATGCGAACAATTACAAGAACATTGGCATCTCGAGAAAGTCTGACAAACATTATGATTTACACTTCTTCCTGAATTCCATCCATAACATGGTTCTTCAACCACGGACGCGCACAGAGCGAGTGGTAAAGACATTTATCGAAAACCTTTTACCCCCAAATTATCTTGTGAGTAGATCGAATGTTGTCAAGAACATGAGATTGAGGGGTAACAAGACTGTAAATTTGAACTTCAAGGAGGTTCTGTCGAAACCCTTCTTTACGGGTGAGAAGACTATGGTTTACATTTCTATTTCTAAACCTAAACCTAAACCTGTCATTAAAATTCAGGCTCCTAAACCAAAAACACCAGTAAACAAAGAGGCTGCTAAAGCGAGGGCTGTTGCTATCCTAAAGATGGGCAAAGCGAAACCCAAGAAACGCCCTGGTATCGTTAGAGCACGACCTTGAAGACTCGCTTCGTACCCTCGTCAACTTGGGAGAGTACTCTAAACTTTGGAGTTTTCACGAGTTTATCACCATTCTTAGTGACGAATGATTTCATCCGTTCAACTTCACCACGAGGCATTTTCCTGGTGTACTTGAGCGTCACATTTTTGTTTCCAATAGTGAATATAGTTGAAGACATTTTAATATTTACCTATAATAAAATATGCAGCGCTCGACAATTGTAATTGGTATAGTAATTCTTCTCGTTGTGTTCTTAATCTACAGGAACAGAACCAAGGCCTCCGCGACTGGTAAAAAGTGGACCGTTTACGGTACTATGAGTTGTGGTTGGACACGGAAACAACTTGACTACATGGAAAAAAATGAAAAGCCTTACACATTTGTGGATTGTGAGAAAGATGGGTGTGACGGTATGAATGCTTTCCCACTCCTCAAGGATCCCAATGGTAAAACGATTGTTGGATACACTGAGATGTAAACATTTATTATTCAAGAGTTGATTGTATCAACTTATCAATAATGAAATTAGATGCCACGCACAATCTGGAGAGAGAGGGCGAGGACGAAAGCGTCCAACATAGTGTTGATGGGCTTGAGAACAGAGATGTGCTTCACGAGAGAACGGTTCCACACGACACGAAGAAGGAATGTGCTGATGAGAATGGTCAGCACGAACACGAGAAATTCCATGAGTGCGTCGGATCGAGTTTTGGCCTTGGTTACTTCTTGAATCATTTATTACAAGTGGATATTTTTTTCTGTATCAATAATAAATGAAGGTACTCCCTCTGAGTGGTTCTGAGAGTAAGTACACCAATCGGAGGTGGGGTTCCCAGAAAGGCATAGGAAATAACAACTGTTATGCCTATGCTGTTGGTGACTATGAAGCCTATAGGTGGCAAAAATCCATTCCTGGTGATCGGTCTGGACTATCGAATGGAAATCATTCATATACACACTGCACAAGTCTCCCAAAGCGTGTTGTTTCAGACAATCCCAAAATTGTCTACAAAGCAGGAGCTAATGAGAAATGTAAAAGGGGATACTACAAAGTTATGATGTTCGTCTCTCCTGGGCGTCCATCAAACTATATCCGTCAAGGAGATTTTCACTTCTACAAACAGCATGGGGTTGTTGAATACAAGATCAAACCTGGGGACACTGTGGCATCTGTAGTCAAATTTTTTAAAGTTCCAGAATCTAGGGTAAAGAGGGCTGGGCCGTTCAAGGTCGGTAAACGTATCATTTTCAAATCGAATGTATTCAGTCACAAGCGTGGGTGGGCGACTGGTCCACTTCTGACTGATGCAAGAGGTAAGGCTATTATGGATCCTCGAAAGGCTTCAAGGAACTATCCTGGATTGAATTATGAAACGTATTGCAGCTCATTCTGCGTCAAGAATCGAGGAATCAAAGTCGGTAAGACTCATCCCAAGGTCATCAAGAATACTGTCTAGATCTGGTTGATTTTCGACATCGAAGTTGATATCAAAGAGATCTAATACATCGAATATTGATTCTTCATTCAAGGACACAGAGTTCCCTGTCGCTGTGTAATTGTTTTGAATCGTGACGACAATTTTAAAGTGTGAAGCATCAAAAACTTTTCTACATGTGGGGCATGTATTCTTACCTTGTTTTTTCCATTTCTCTAGACAGTTGGAATGAAACACATGTCCACATCGAATCGGGGGATTTGTCCTCGTCGATTTGACTTCATTAAGACATATGGCACATGTTGACATTCTAGAGTATGGGGTTAAAGTTTTTTTCGTGATTTAGCTCAGTTAGTAAATATCGGGAATCTTGAGAAGAGGTTTGTCACAGTTGTTACAGTTCGCTTTACCCTGCTCCTCCTGTACCTTGGAGAGAATACCGGGACCCTGGCTCTGAAGTAATTTACGGTACGAGTAGTTGTCCTCGAATGTAATGTTGTTTTTCTTCATCACGTAGTTGTTAAAAAGTTGGGCAGAAGAGTTTATGGTGAAACACCTACCATCGGCCATACCAAGTCGTTGAGACATTTTGTTATTATTACATCAGAAATTAATTTGTCTATTGGTGATCGTCTGCATCCAAGATTGAAATCCTTTTGCTTTGAGTGTTTCAATCATTGGCTCACACTTGTATCCTAAAAATATGTCAAAGACATCAGTCTCCACAGTTCTCGACACTCTAATGTCAGGTCTCTCATTGATGTGCTGGTTGATGATGTTATATGCGAATGCAATTTCTTTGAGAGTCTCCGCCCCTGTTATGATAATCTTACCAGTGCTGAAGATACTACAAGTAATCTCCTTCATGTCTTGTGCAGGTTTGAACTTGATCTTGACGGCTGAGTATCTATCTGGCTCGAAGGATACTTTGAAGATATCATCGTACTGTTCAAACCAGTCAGCCACTTTCATGAGGTTGATGTTGTAGTTGAGACTGAAGTTGGAGTTGATCATCACTACACGGAAAGCATCGGTTGATATACCGATATCAATTTCCAAAAACATTTTGAAGATGTAGATGAGTTGTGTGATGATACGCTTACAGTCAAAAAGGTCACAACATCCTGCGACTTGGATACTTCCATTTGGAAACACTTTGACAGATTTGGTACTGTAACTGTCGTGATAGGTGAGTGTTACCTGATTATAAAATGTCGTAGGCTTCAACTTCCATTCAAATCCATCTGTTGTGGTTCCACTTCGTTTGAGACGATACGATCCAACACGTTCAAATGTCTCACGAAGCCTTTTAATATCAATAGTCTGTGCAAAACTTGAGACCATCGTAATTGTGGTAATCTTGACCCACGAAGGGCGGGTCTCGTCTGGTAAAGCTTTTCGCATATCATCCAGGGTGAGGAGATATGAAAAACTATTATTTGCAATAGTTGAATACATTTTTGGCCATACTATTCATATATGGTAGACACACTTAGGTGTTTAAAGAGATTACGAGAGCTTTATTTAGATGACTTCATTTCTAAAATCTGCCAGGGCTGTTCATGATGTTGAGTCTGACCTAGCTTACATCGAAATCTATTACGATAAGTACACGAGGACTAATGGCTATACGTCTTTCACGGACTATCTTAATGCAGAACCCCTAGGAGACTGGTTACAAATTCAAAGTGAGGGGAAGGACATTCAGTATGATAAGTTTCTAGACACGATGGTCAGTAAAACGATCGAAGTACAACAGAGACTCGCTGAACTCGCATTGGATACTGTCCTTATGACCGATATAGATGATCGCATATATATTCGCATCGCGCACGCCATTAAAATCCTTGATCCAACATTCCAACCACCCCGTGTAAATATGGAGAGTGCTTGGCAGATGGTGTTTATTAAAAAGTTTTGTAAAAAGACTTTACCTGAAGCCATTCAAATATGTATGAGTCAATCACGTCTCACACACTTCTTCAATATCTTGCGTATATTATCATTAAAGTAATGAAAAAGATGATAAAAAATAATCCAATGTAAGACATTCGTGACTTATTAGATATGCCAACCGTGAGACGTTTTTTATCTTTACAAGTAAAACCTGTATCGATGTTACGCATGGGGTGAATATTCTTCACGATCATACATGGTTCAGTCTCACTCTTACAGGCATTAGTCTCACAAAAAACACTCTTTTCTTGGTGATCTAAATCCGTGTGTGAAGTTACTTCCTGAAAACCACTAAAATCACCCGTCTGTCGAACGCCACCTGGAAGGGAAAAATCGTGTTGGACAAATGGATTGACATCATCGATGGCATACTCATCGCTGAGCATATATTCACTCATCGTTGTTACTACTAGTTCAGATTATATTTTTTGTCTCGCATCTTGTACCGATGTTCTTGCCACATCTTATCTAGATCCACGTTTAACATATGAGCTAGTTGAAAGAGGTAACTGAATACGTCCCCCATTTCCATCATGACGTCCGTACCCCTTTCCTTTTTCAAATTCATTTTTTTGAATGTCTTCTTGTACTGTCGAATAGCTGATGCCAATTCTCCAAACTCTTCTGTCAGGAGAAGCCATACTGTGTCTACAGCGGCCTTATCCCAACCCTTGGATTTACACACTTTCTCGGTCTCGTATTTATAGTAGTTCAAACTCATTACTTATATTACGATAGATTCCAATCTTTAATTGAATCCGATTTTATTATTGAAATCGATTTTTTTGCCGACGGTACTGGTGTTTATGGGTTGGTCTATAAGTGTACGAGTCGTATCAATGTCATTCGCATACGCAATATATTGGGACACACCCGTTTGGATTTGGGAGATTGAGGTATCGATAACTTTGATATTCATATATCTCACCTGTTCATTGATTTTAGTATAGTGGTCACCCGAATTATTAATGAAGACAACGCGCATGATGGCATAGATGTCATCTGGGTTTTGGTAGTCTATGGCGATACCACTTATGTTCTTAAAAGTCTGACGAACACCACGCTGAATAAGATTCTTATTGAAATCTGAAAAAAACAAAGTGTTCAGTGGAGTTTCACACTGCTGGAGAGAATCAAGGTGGAGGTTGTCACACATTTAATATATCCCCCGAAAAAAATTGTGTGTAAATAGTAAATGCTGAACATGGCTAACTTCAATGAGGCGTATGCCAACAAGCCAAACAATTTCGAGGAAATTCCATGCAAACCCCCAGCCTGCTTCGTGGGTTCCTACCCTCCGGTGGCTAAGGCTGGCGAGCAAGGTCCATTCTTCGTGAACACCTATCTTCTCCAACCTAACCGAAAGTTTGAGACTTTCGGAACTGTTCCTGTGAGGAGCAAGGATCTTGAGTGCAAGAAGTAAGTTAAAAATAAAACTGGAACCTTAGATATATGAAGGTCATTAAACGCTCAGGTCGTATTGAGGATATGAAATTTGACAATGTCACCAATAGGATCAAGAACTTAACGTATGGACTCTCTGAAAAATGTGATTCTACTAAGGTTGCGCAACAGGTTTTCTCTTCCCTGTATGACAATATTACCGCCCAGGAAATTGATACACTCTCTGCTGAGATTTGTATTGGTATGATCACCTCCGAGCCCGATTATGAAACGTTAGCGACCCGCATCGTAGCGAGTAACATTCATAAATTGTGTCCTAATAACTTCCATCTCGCCATGCGAAAGCTTCACAAGGCTGGTGTTGTCACCGATCAAGTTGTTGAAGTCGCCCAACAGGTGAAAACTGTCATCGATGTTGATAGAGACTTTGATTTTGGATACTTTGGTCTCAAGACACTCGAGAAAAGCTATCTCCAGAGAGTTGAAGGTAAACTCATCGAAACCCCGCAATACATGTTTATGCGTGTCGCAATCGGGATTCATGGTGATGACATAAATTCAGTCATCGAAACGTACGATATGATGTCGAGAGGCCTCTTCATTCACGCCACACCAACACTTTTCAATGCTGGTACACCCCGACCCCAGATGTCTTCCTGCTTTCTCATCGCCAATAAGGGTGATTCAATTGATGGCATCTACGGAAGTCTCACCGAATGTGCTCAAATTAGTAAATGGGCGGGTGGTATCGGTATGCATATTCACGATGTTCGAGCCAATAAGTCTCACATTCGGGGTACGAATGGTCAATCTGATGGAATTATTCCAATGCTTCGCGTCTTCAACGCAACTGCTCGTTACGTGAATCAAGCTGGTCGTCGTAAGGGTTCTATTGCTGTCTACATCGAACCATGGCATGCTGATATCATGGATTTCCTCGAACTTCGTCTCAATCAGGGGGATGAGGAAGCCAGGTGCCGTGATCTCTTTTCTGCACTCTGGATTCCTGACCTCTTCATGAAGCGGGTCGAAGCGGGTGGTAACTGGTCTCTCTTCTGCCCCGATACGGCGAAGGGTCTTTCGGATGTGTACGGTAAAGAGTTTGAAGAGCTCTACATGAAGTATGAGGAAGAAGGTCTCGCCCATTCAACTGTTCCTGCAGCTGAAGTATGGAAGGCGATTCTCAAGTCTCAAACTGAGACTGGTACTCCCTATATGCTTTACAAAGATGCCTGTAATGCCAAGAGTAACCAGAAGAATTTAGGGGTGATCAAGAGTTCCAACTTGTGTACCGAAATTATTGAGTATACAGACAAAGATGAAACATCTGTCTGCAACTTGGCTTCAATCGCTCTCCCCAAATATGTGAACAAAGAGACCAAGACATTCGATTATGATGCACTTCATAAAGCTACCAAGGTGGTCACGAAGAATCTCAACCGTGTCATTGATCGCAACTTCTACCCAGTCGAGACGGCGCGTCGTTCAAACATGAAGCATCGTCCTATTGGTCTCGGTGTTCAAGGACTCGCGGATGTGTTTATTCTTTGTGGACTCCCCTTCGATTGCGAAGAGTCACGTCTCATGAATGCGCATATTTTCGAGACTATGTATCACGCATCCCTCGAGGCGTCATCTGAACTAGCTGAGGTCCAGGGTTCTTATGAGAGTTTTGAGGGTTCTCCAGCATCCCAAGGTATTCTCCAGCCTGATATGTGGGAAGGTGATACGAAATTCAGTGGTCGCTATGACTGGGATGCGATGCGTGAGCGTGTGAAAACAAAGGGGATTCGCAACAGTCTTCTCATGGCTCCGATGCCTACTGCTTCTACGGCTCAAATATTGGGTAATAATGAGTGCTTTGAACCGTACACAACAAACATATATCTCAGACGCACTCTCGCAGGTGAATTCGTAGTAGTGAACAAACACCTCGTGGACGATCTGAAGAAAGCGGGTTTATGGTCAAAGGAAATGAAAGATCTCATGGTGAAGGCGGGTGGTTCCATCCAAAACATCGTTGACATTCCAGAGGACATCAAGATGTTGTACAAGACCGTCTGGGAAATCAGTCAGAAGTGTATTATTGATATGGCAGCAGATCGTGGTCGTTTTATCGACCAGTCTCAATCTATGAACCTCTTCATTGAGAGTCCCACAATGTCAAAGATGTCATCGATGCATATGTATGCCTGGAAATCGGGTCTCAAAACGGGGATGTATTATCTTCGATCCAAGGCGAAGGCTCGACCAATTCAATTTAGTTTAGAACCAGACTGTGTAGCTTGTTCGGCTTAAAGTTTAACAGGGATATATATTCAGAAGTTCATGGACAAAGCAATCGAAAATCTACAAATTAACCAATTCAACAATCGTAAAATTGTCATTTCAACAAAACAGGGTACACCATTACGTATTCAATTCCCTCGGATGTACATGCCCTTTGGGGTATCTGGCTTCACCCCCGAAGTTGGGCCTACCAAGTATAATATTGATTTCGCAATCAAGGGATACGATGAAGATGACAGTTATATGAAAAACTTTTATGACTCAATTCGAGAATTGGAGAATACGATTATCGATGCAGTCGTCAGTCAAAGTGAAACAATCTTTGGAAGTCAGATGACAAAAGAAAAACTCAAGCCAATGTTCAATTCAAATGTCAAAGAATCACCTGATCGCGAACCAAAGTTTCGTGTCAAGGTTGATACCGATATGGAGGATAATATTAAGGCAAATGTGTTTAACACAGATAAAAACCCAATGAAAGATGAAGTGACCAATGGTCTCTATGCAAGAAATTCGGGACATGCTATGGTGGAACTTAACAGTGTGTATTTCTTGAACAGAAAGTTCGGGTGTACTTGGAAGCTCAGTCAACTTATCGTCTATGAGCCACAGAATCTTAAGGGATTTCAATTTAAGATTTAGATTTATTAAAAAGTAAAATACTATAAATAGCTTGAGCCTCCTTAAGAAGTTTACCATCTACCCTGGTAAATTTCTTTGTGTCCATACCTATCTTAATCTTAGCCATTTTTACGGATTCTGACCAGTCTGCGAGAGTCATTCTTACTTATTATCCTTGATTATTTTTTTGTAGGTCTTGGTCTTCTTCGAGGGGACAAGGCAGAAAGTACCCTTCGCCTCAGACTTCTCCTTCGCGATGTCAATGAACGCCTGGAATTTGGGGTTAGTCTTCAGGGACTTCTTCGCCGCCTTACTCGCCGCCTTGGAAATAATACGACCCTCCTTCATAATGAGATCTTTCTTTGCGAGACCACCAGAGGTCTTGTCAGCAGTGCCATGGAAAACTTCAGCGCGGGAACCAATCATCTTTTATATTACGCTTTGAAAATTTTCTTGATGTCCAGAATAGAAATCTTAGCACTCGTCCTGTTCACTGGGATCTGCTTTTCAATTCTTTCATCGTTGAGGACTTTGGAGCACACGATCGATTTATGCCCCTGGAGCGCCATCATCTCTTCCTCAACACTCACAAAACGCGAACATTCCTTGTATACCAACTTCTTCACATAAACGGCTTGGGTTTGACCAGTTCGATGACTGCGTCCGACTGCTTGAAGCTCAGTCGCAGGATTCCAAGATGGTGCTGTGATATACACACGAGTCGCCTCTTGGAGGTTCAGACCTTGACCACCACTCTTAATCTGAATGATGAATACCGCACCTGGTGCAGCCTTTTTGAAACCCTCAATCTGTTTGACACGATCATCTTTAGGTACGGAACCATCGATTCGAAACACTGGTCGTTGGATATTCTTATGAATATGGTTCATCTCACCCCTGAACTGACAGAAAATGAGAGCTTTTTCGGAAGGGTGTCCTTCGATCATCTCAAAGAGGGTCTCCATCTTCTTCGAACGTCCCACCCACTGTTCTGCTTGTGTCTTACTTTGCTTCGCGACACCATCGAGATACATCTGTGGCCATATCATACACTGTCTCGCCCTCAAAAGACACTCTAAGATGACCATATTCTTCGCATTCATACTTTGAGCATGTCTGAAGGCATCACGAATAGTCTCCTGTGCCTCGAGAAATACAATCTCGTACAACTGCTTCTCATCTGGATACATTTCCAATTCCACATTCTCAAAGTGACATGGGGGCAGTCTCAAACGCTCATTAATTTTAGCGAGATCATCCTTTGTTCTTCTGAGAATGTAGATATCCTTAATCTTGTTGGTCATACCCTGGACAACAACTTTAGAGAGACCCAAGAAAGTTGAAAGAGATACAAAATCCTCCATAGAATTGAAGACAGGTGTGCCCGTCACGATCCATTTGATTTGGGTCTGTAAACGACACACACTTTTGAAAAGTTTAGATTTTTTGTTTCGAATCTCATGGGCTTCATCGAGAATGACTCGATCCCACTGAACCTTGTGGAGAGGTGTCTTTGTGTCAGGTCCACCACCTTTCACTGTCAGAAGTGTATAAGGGGTGATTGTCACATCGACGTCGTGATCAATCTTCCGTTCTGGGCCATCGAAGACACTGACCGTCAGATTTGGGGCGAAGCGATGAATCTCTTCAACCCATTGGGTGATAATAGATTTGGGTACGATGATGAGTGTGCGAGGCTTTGGGTTTCCAAGTATAGTGGAAACGAGCTGCACGGTCTTACCCAGACCCATTTCGTCACAGAGGAACCCACCTTTGGGTCCCGAAGTTTGATTTTCCATCGTCAGCATCCAAAGGACACCTTCACGTTGGTAGGGGGCGAAAAGACGACCGTTGAGATTGTCCTTTGCATGGTTATATTGTTCTTCAATAGTCATCGTAAGGATCTTCACCAGGAATGGGTTCAATCTGGCAGATGACTGGTTCGGGTTCCTTTTTCTTACGAGTCTTCTTCAACTTAGGTGGTGGAAGTTCATCAATATGCTCCCGAAAGTACAAAACCTTCTTCCAGAATTCATCCATCACAGGGAGGTTGGTTTTCCACCATTCACGGTCTCTTTTAATATTTACTACATCGAATTCTTCTGGGCGAGGCCAATTGGTCTCAGCTGGTTTATATTGAATAAAATCTGCTTCTTCTAAATCTAAAATCTCCATACACAACTGAAGCTGGGGCATATAGTGAATTGGGACCTCACCAGGTACAATTTGTCGCATCGGGGGGCATTTAATCTCTACCAATTTCCCACTTTCACTCACACCATCAGGACTTCCCCCGAGCCATGTATGTAAGGGGTGAGGGCACAATCCGAGTTCATGCACAATCTCCCCATGCCTCTCTTCATAGAGAATACGAGCCTCATCTTCATACTTCTCACCATGTCTCGTGGCTGCGTTCCCGGTAAACTTCTCACCAAGTCCACACTTCTTTAGGAGAAGTTCAGCTGGTGTTTCATATTTATTCACACCGATGGCTGTGGCGGCATCTGATGCGGTGAGCATATTACCACGGAGAGCCAACCATTCTTCAGACTTCTGTGCTGCGTATTCCCTCTCAAGCAACGCTTTGACATTGGGATGCATCTTATATTAACTAAAGTTGTAAGTTTTAAGCTCTTCTGCAACGCTAAAATATGTTTGTGCTGCATTTTGTTCAGCCTGTTTCTTACTCTTAGCAACACCCCTAGCAACAAAACCATCATTGATATGGATATCAATGTAGAATAGTCCCTCGTAATGCGCGGCGACGCGATATTCAGGGAGTGGCCAATTTTGAACCTGACAGTGACGCATCAGATGATCTTTGAAGTTATCATCCACCATGATAGAATTCATATCAACAAATTTAGGGTCTTGAAAAATTCTGAGTACGAATTCCTTAGCATGGAGAAGTCCGATATCCATGTAAATGGCACCAATTAGGGCTTCAAAGACATCCTCTAAAATCTTGGGATTATTGTTCCAGTTGTTGCGCATCCCTTTTTCATCCATGACGACGAGTTCATTTAGATTGAGTGCACTCGCAATCTTAGCGAGTGTCTCACCACGGACGAGCTTTGTACGAGCTTTCGTTAGGAACCCCTCTTGTCGACTTTCATACCGATCAAATAAAAACTTAGTGATGACAAACCCGAGGACCGAGTCACCGATAAATTCTAGAGTTTCAAATGATTCTGTGAACTGTTCATACTCTTTGAGAGCAGATTTATGAGTAAATGCCTTTTGGTACAAATCAAGGTTTTTGATCTTTGTACCAACAAGTTCTTCGGCTCTTTCTTTACTAAGGAAAGTAACCATAGTTGTTATGTAGTTCAGGTTTTATTTTTTTAAGCCTCCTTCTTGATGTAATGAGGAGAGAGGTACTTCTGGAGGTTAAGGTAAGTAACCACAACGTCGGCTGGAGGCGCGAGAAGGTCGCGGAGTGTGTCGTCGAGGATGATCTGACGGCCGTTGTCAGGGTGCTTGAGACCCTTCTCAGTGATGTACTTGTTAATGAACTTGGTCACTTCAGAGCGAGAAATGAGCTCACCTTCGGGAAGTTCAAGGAAAGCGCGCAACTTAGGCGTCACATCCTGCTTACGATTGAAGCCGTTGTTGGCAGCACGAGCCTTAGCCTTCTCACCATCTGGGTCTTCCTGGGTGTTCTTAACCTTGCGAACAAGCTTGGAAAGGTTCTTGATGTCGTTGCGGAGAGCGGTGATTTCGGTTTGGATGGTTTCGAGAGACATTATATCTTTCTTACCCGGGTAACCTTTAAGTCTATGTAAAGTAGGATAGCAAGTACCGTGAATATCGTGAGGATAAGCAATCCTACACGTTGTTTTGTCAAAATGGATTTTTTTTCGGGTCTATCGATGAATCGGAAAGGTTGTCTAGATCCATTTGTGGGACATCCACCTGCACAACAGTCTTCGGGACAGGGTAGCACATTTACCCCCTTCCTCACTCCACAGAATTGCTTAGTCTCACCCTTATAGGCATAGCACCTACATTCTTCGATGACATTGCAGACCATTTTATTATATCACAATATATTAATGGACGATCAAATTTATTCAAAACCCGTGATTGAAAAATTCATTCAAGAAAACTTATTTTTCAAAGATCCCAAGATGCAGAAATATTATGACAGAAATCTCCAGAGGGATCTTGGTAAGTTTCGATCGCGCGCCCAAAGTGCTCACAAAACTGAGAACTTTGACAAGATGATGTATGTCTTTGTGACCGATTCTATTCGTGACATCATCATAAACACTGTGGGTGAAATCAGTGAATATATGAAGTCTATGGGTGATGTGATCATCAGTGGTGGTGAAGCGTTCAATTTGTATACAGACTTCGATGATCGTATTATCACGAGTGATATAGATGCCAAGTTTGTTCCACGTCTGCCCGTAAACCCTGTATATTTTGGGAAACTTCAAGCAACCAAACTTATACTATGGAATAAGTTGGGGGAAATTGCACAACGCTTGAACATAAAAATCAAGAACCGAATTATGTCGATGAAAAAGAAGGATCCGAAACTATTCAAGTTCTTGGGAATCAGTTTCAAGAATTCTGGACCGTTTGTCACGAGACGGTATACACTCATCAAGAAGAAGAAGACTAGGAATGATAACAAACCTGGTAAGAGTGATGTTTTCATTGATGTCGAACTCTTTGCCCTCGACCTCAATATTCGTTTCTTCTCACCAGAAACTGGGCGTATTCAAGACTTTACCATGGGTGGTATTCTCGATATCCCATTCATGCGCCCAAAAGAGTTTGGATACGAAGTGGTCTTATCGAGACGGCGTGGTATCACCTATCGTAACCTGAACACTGGAAAACTCGTTACAGACAATCGAGTGTACATCGCGAGTAAAGAGTTTCTTATCGAAGACATCTATCTGATGCATAAACTGAAACTTAGACCTGAAAAAAAGGAAAAGGATCGTCAACGCCTCATCAAATTGGCGCGACTCTTCGATAAGCGTATCAAGTCCACGAATTCAATCGATGATGTGTTCAAGAGTGTTAGAGGAAAAATCGTCAAGCGAGCCCCAGTGGTGAAGAAAGATGCTAAAGTTCCTATGAACCGAGCAAAAAAGGTTGATCCCTATAAATACAACAAATTCACAACAAAACCGGTACAAGATAAACTCTCTAAACAACTCGTACACGGTCTCAAACCTGTCGTAAAGAATACGAAAATCAATGGGTACACCAAATCATCAGGAAACAAGCGTTTCAATCTTAACAATCTCAAATGGAAGAATGTGAAAAACAATTCATATGTGAAAAATGAGTACCCACTCAGAACGAATAAGGCTCTCACACTCCCCAAGAATCTGAACATCACTAAAACCCTATATGGGTATAAACCCAGGCGAAACCAATGGGTACCAAAAGAATTACTTAATAAAGCTGCAGCCATACCTTTTGTTGGTTTAAAGAAATGAAACCATCAGTATACATAAATGATCTACAACGCCCCCACTAAAGGTGAAGATGGTCTCTACTTTGTCAAGGTCCTCAATGATGATAAGCGTAAATCCCTGGTTCAACTCAATAAGGTGAAGATTACCGATGTGTCAGGGGAGATCATCATGCATCTCGGTTCAGATGCGAACATCGATAAGATTGATGGTGTCGACACTCAGAACCTCGAAGCTGCTCTCGAGAATTGTGAGTCTTGGTTTGGTAAGAAGGTTTCAGATGGTGTCATTAGGGGTGCCTACACCTCTACCATCAATGCCGGCTCGATGACCTGTGACCGCATCGAAGCGACCAAGGTGTTCAATACACAGCAGGAGGTCATCGATTTTGAGGCTGTCCAGCCCGAAAAGAATTGTGATGTCATTCTCGAATTTGCTGGAATCTGGTTCGCCAAGAAGGCTTTCGGTCCAACTTGGAATGTCGTCCAGGTGAAGGTCCATGATGATCCAATTGTCGACACTTATCCAGACGGTTATGCTTTTGTCGAGGATGAAGAATAAAAAAATTGTTATTATTATATAAAAGATGATGAAGGGTCGTAACCAGAACATTCTTATGTTGGTCGCCGTAGCTGCTCTTGTCTTCCTCCTTTTCACCATGAACTCCAAGTCCGCTTACTCTATCAGTGAGCGCGAGTACTCTGCCTTTGGTCCCGGTATCGCCGCTGGTCCCACTGCTGGTTCCCTGGATGCGCCAGCCGATACGGTGTGTGATGGTATGAAGCGTGGCACCGGCCTCGCCTCGTCTCTCCTCCCCCGTGAGGTTGCCTCCGAGGAAGACTTCGGTCAGTTTGCCCCAGACGACATCCTCAAGGGACAGAACTTCCTGGAACCTCGTGCCCAGGTTGGCTTCCCCGAGACTGTCGGTGGTGCACTCCGCAACGCTAACCAGCAGATCCGTAAGGATCCCCCCAACCCCAAAGAGCCTTTCGTGTGGAACAATTCCACCATCGTTCCCGATTCGATGCAGCGTGGTCTCTGCGCTTAAAGAATAAACGAATAGTATTATAAATGACTTCTGTTTCACCTGACCTCTCCGGGAGTGTATCTAAACTCGTAGAGCTCAGCAAACAATTAGCCGAGGCGAAATCCGATATTAAGGTCCTCAATCAAGAGGAGAAGCGCTTGAAGGAAAATGTAAAAAAACATATGATGGATCAGGGTATTGACACCATCAACCTCAGGAAGGGTAAAATTAGCATTCGTAAATCTGTCAGGAAGGCTGGTATGAGTAAGGATTCTATCAAGGAAGGTTTAATGACATTTTTTGGTGGAGACGAAACTAAGGTAGAAGGAGCCCTAAATGCAATTAAAGATGGACTTAAAACGAAAGAATCCACTTCACTGTCCCTAACTGGTATAAAGGATAAACCAGAAAAAGAAGTAAGTAACTAATGGTCTGGAGCCAATACGTATACGAAGCGAACACCGGATTTGATACCGGTGTGAGTGATGATGAAGAAATTGTTGATAACGTTCCTCTGAATATCGAAGACTGGGAAGTCGAATACTCAGAAGAGCTATGGCATATATGGAATACTATCAGAACACTGATGGATGACGCCCGCGTCGAACATATGGGAGAATTTTGCGATTTTGTGGAGTTTTGTTACAAAGAACACGATGATATGGATGTTCTAGATATCCACTCCGAAAATGAAGAACTCCTTTATTACATATGGAAAAGACTACGAATAATCATTATTGATAATGGTCTGCATGAAGAAATGATGCGCGGTGCTACTTTCAACCATTTTGTCGACTTTTCTAAAAAATATATGTGCCTATATTAAATGCTCCCCGATATCACTTCCCAGAAAGTCGCTATCCCCGCCGCCCTTTTTTTGGCGCTCAGCCCAGGTGTTCTTCTGACCACCAATGGGTCAAAGGTAACTTTTATGAACCGCAAAACAAACCAGTCGGCGATCTTCTTCCACGCCCTCGTGTTTTTCCTCGTGTACAGCCTCATCGCCAAGGCTATGGGTCTCGTGCTCACCAGAACCGACCTTGTCGTAACCACCGTGCTCTTCCTCGCGTTGAGCCCTGGTCTTCTCCTCACTCTCCCCCCAGGTTCGGGTGGTGTGATGCGATCAGGTCAGACCAGTCTCGAAGCGTCTCTGACACACGCGATTGTATTCGCCGTGGTTTTCGCGCTTTTGCGTCGTCAATTTCCTCAATTCTATTAAGTAGGAAGATGAAATACCTCGTGCTAGGGCCAGCGTCTATGGGTATATATTCCATGATAGGTACCCTAAAAGCTCGAGAGTCTGAACTTGTCGATGTGAAAGAAATTTCAGGGTCTTCCGCTGGTTCGATTTTAGCACTATTCTTAGGAGTTGGAATGTCTATTGATGAAATTTTCGAAACTTCATTGAATTTGAATGTCCCCAATTTTGTTAAGATACGCATAGGGTCCTTTTTTAACAAATTTGGTTTTGTTGACATGGCACCTATCCGTAAAAAATTTGTGGAGATATGTGGATGTGACCCAACATTCAAAGAGATTGAAATGAAGATTTATATTTCAGCATTTTGTATGAATACAGCCGAAACCGTTTATTTTTCTAAAGATACACACCCAGATATGAAGGTGATAGACGCTGTGTGTATGAGTATGGCAGTGCCTTTCATATTTGCTTGTGGCAAGTATAACGGTGAAACCTATGTAGATGGGGGTATGAAAGAGGAGTACCCATTAACACCATTCTTCGATAAAAAACCACACGAAGTCACGTGTATTAAAATTAAGATGAATCGAATGTACCAAGATGACATTGAAACCCCAAAACAATTTGTCGAAACCCTTGTGCGTTCAGCACTTTCTAATCGGGTGACTTATGATACACCAATAGAAATACTCGAAATCAATGTAGAAGACACGGATGTCTTTGATTTCAACATGAGTTATGAAGAAAAAATTCAGTTATTTAACAGAGGATTTACTTTGACACCGTAATATCGGCACATTTAATTAAGGCTGACCCATCCCCTTAAATTTGGGACATCAAATTATTATAATTTTTTGTTAGTTTAATATATATGACTGACGCGTGCGACCCCAACGCGGATCTAGATACTCTCAGGAAACTCATAAGAATGAATACCGGGAAATCCATTAAACTAACAAAAGAAGAAATATGTGAAGTCTATGAAAATATTCAGGGAGGCAAACTACCTTTACCCCCTCTCATCATGAACTCGACTAAAACATATTTGGTCGATAAAAAGTCACCGTTGACATCCAAAGACTATGAATTATTTTTTAGCTCCACAGTCAGACGCAAAGACCTTGTACGCTTTGCGAGAAAAGTTGGTCTTAAGAAGATTGAAAATCTTAAAAAATGCGATCTACAGCATGCCATCGGTCAGCGTCTCCGTGGTATGAATGTTCACGAACCTGTAAAGTTTTCTCGGAAGAGAATTCTTACCAAAAAGGGTGTTACACCCAAGAACAATGTAGGATTATTGAATAACATAGGTCCCATGAACGAACCAAAAGGGTTGAACAACGGGGGCGTCAATAACGAACCAAACAGGTTGAACAATGGGGGTTTCAAGAACGAACCAAACAGGTTGAACAACGGGGGCGTCAATAACGAACCAAACAGGTTGAACAATGGGGGTTTCAA